TAAACCTACTTGAGTTCTTTAATGCTTCATCATATGCCGACTGGTCTCTTCTAATGTTCCGAGATAACATTGACCGACCACTATGGCGAGGGTCAATCAACTCTCTTAATTATTCTATGGGGGCAGTAGAGCGCACTCCGACAATCAAGTTAAGCGCACAGGACTACTTCTCATCACTCGACCAGCAAATCCCCACATGGGAACTTGGTGATTCGGGAGATGCTGACAGCACAGCGAGCGTAGCATACAATCGTAGTGAGGCACAGAACAATCTCAACACCTACTACTTCGGCGCATCTCGCTTGGTATCAGCCAACGCTACTCTCGGATTCAATGAAGTAGATGACGGGTCGGGTGTGTTCCTCGCACATAAGGACTCACGAATGCGAAACCGTTCAGCACACCCTATTCAAATGTATGGTGACGAAGATACATCCATTGGGCCGACCGCTCCCTACTCCAATTGGGATGACGCGTGTGATGACGGAACAGCAACCGCATCAGCGCAGTATCGAGCACTACACTCTCGCTGGATGCAAGATTTCAAGAACTCTCTATGGTTCAAACACATGTTTGGCCGCATAGAGGAGCAGGCACCGGCTACGACTCTCGCATCAGCATTCACTGTTGGTGACACTCAAATTGACTTGGTAGCCAACGCACAGCATCTTTTGTCGAGTGGCGGTAGTATTGAAATCATTGATGCCGACGGAACAATTGACTCCGGCGTAGTCTCCAGCGCAACTTCTACTACCTCTACTGCAATAGTAGCGATAGATTGGATTGTTCATGGACTTAGAACTTCATACGGAACCCATCAACCCTATACATGGTTCCCCGTAGTGTATATCGCCGCATCAGCATGGAATGCCAATATGAACGATAAAATAATGACAATCACTGGGTGCTCAAATGCTAATCTAAACAGTTATTGGAGGCCGGACCCTATGTATGCTACCACTGCGGCAACTGCTGGTGGTTCAGTTACTACATTTAGTGCATTAACAACAAGAAACGGAGTTGCGTGTGTGCGACTTATTCTAAGGAACATTCCTAACAGACCTTCTCCATTTAAAACCGACATTATGGGCTTTACAAATGTCCGAACCCCTCAATCAGTTCAAACAGGAAGAGTCTACACTACAAATCCAACTGCCCTTAGTGATGCTAATGCACAGCCCCTTTTCGGCTTGGGGCAGGTTTTAGCAACAGAAGCGACGGGCGGAACTTTGCACATGCTCGGCACTACCGCAGTTGCGCCAGCGACGAACTTCTTTCAAAGAGACCACGACAGCGGTGCTACTGTTAAAATAAGAAGCCACACTGATGACTACAAGCATGTGTGGGTTATGTGGGCTGACATGAGGAATGATGGCTCGGCTGATGCTGACTTAGGGTTCCGTAAAAAGAACTTCGGATTGATGGCACCATACGCACAGAACTACGCAGTATCTATGGTCCTCGCTGACTCTACGGTATCGAATGATTCCGAGAGACAAGAGTTCATTGATTTAGCGATAGGAACTGATGTTGACCTATGGCAAATGGATGCGACCCAAGACCCAATCACAGGCAACACTTGGTCCTCCGTCAACTCCGACTCATTCACGCCGGACTCTTTCCCCAGTTCCGACGATAACCGATACAAGAACTGGGAGGGTAAGGCGGGGTCGTTTGTCTTTGTTGACGCATCCAAGTTCTTCAATCTCAACACTGAATCAAATGGAGGTAGAACAGGTCAAGCATCCGGTGGTAGAAAGGAGATAGGCGACTACCTCGTAGAAACAGAAGGGTTTCCTGTTCTCATTGACAACTATTGGGAGAGAGCACCCACTGGGCCTTACAATCTCGACGGTGCCGATTCAGCAAATTGGAATAGTAATTACAAACACTTTAACAGCCGAAGCACTACTCTACTTGTCGGCTTTGAAAGCGGAGACAACTTATTACAATTGACTGACGACATCATCAACTTTCCCGCCAGCGGAGCCGGAGTAGCAGGTTCGATAACAAGCCAAAGTAAAGAGAAGATATTTCACTTCAATGCAAAAAGCCAACCTGCCGCAGTCACAGGCATGACTGTTGCGGCTGACGGTCAAGGAGTGGTGGCAATATCGGGCAGTAGTGATGTTATCAAATACTTTAGAACAGGACAGCAAATTGTAATTTCAAGTTCAAATACAACTCCTAATGTAGACGGCACTCACACCATTATTGCTGACAACGGATTACATGGAACTTCTAATTGGGAAATTAAAATCGCAATTGATATTTCAACTACAATGTCGAGCGGCGGAACAGCGACAATTATCGGCGCTGGTGCTACTTACATAGTCGAAACTATGGTTGATTTAGGAGTGCCGGTAGAAGGAACTACTGCGGTAGATGAGTGGAACGGTGCTGGATATGGTAGCGGGAACAATGACGCTGAATCCTTAGTGCAACACGCCACATCTTTCTTTTTCGGTAATAAAAGTGTAGACATTCCTATTGAAAAAGAAGAAGGTTTGAATCAAGATGCTTACGAGGATGCGACAGTGCATGTCGGCCTCGCTAATGTATTCCCTATGCGATTGATGATGCAGGTTGACGGCTTTATCGAGAATGAAGCGAGCCTCACCTTTAACGAGGATGATAAGTTCCGTGTTACATGGCTCGACTCACTCACACAGAATTGGTTATCTCAATCATCCCTCTACGGAATACCTTCTCTCGCATCTATTCCTGTGATGGGCAACATGACTACCACTCAAACCGACGCTTCGGGTGGTTCGGAAAACGCCATAATCAGTTCAACAAGTAGCACTGGTGGCGACGGTAAAGTAATTATTGTAGGTAATAATCAAGGATTGCCGGTAGATGGAATACTCAATAATGGAGATACTGTTGAAATTGTCAATAATTCACAGTTAAGCCTCGCCGCTGATAATTACAAGACGAGATATGTTGTCTCCGAAGTCGGGCATAATGGACCTCATAATTTTAAAGTGACTGTTGCAGGTAAGAGTGCGACAATCAATGCAGGTTATTGGCGTAAGGTAGGGTCGGTAGATACATTTGGCTCGGTCAATGACTGCCGCAACACTACTATTGCCAACATATTCTCCTCTACTCAAAGCGGTAGTGGTATAGGCCATACCGACGGAACTCGGTCGGTTATGTCTTGGCTTATGGGTCGAGACTCACAGCCGTCATTCCGACCTACATATGGCAACGGTTTCGTGTTTAACACTACCAACCTAAAAATCTCCAACTTGAATACCGAATCCGGTGGACAAATCTCCAATGTTCGTGTCTTCTACAACGGCGGAACAGCATTCGTTGATTACCCCTCGGCTACGCTCGGAACACGCCCTCGTTGGGATATTATCAATGTGGACTCAGTGACCTCAAGAAACGAGGCATTGATTGTAGCCAAACAAGAATATGAGAAGAACAAGGCCGCACCATTCGCAGTGACAGCCGAGATTATTCGATTTAGCGACAGTCACACTCTCAACGGACTCAACGACACTATGCTTTACGAGGCTCGCTACGGATATGTGGCCGACCAATCCCGAACAATCCCCCGAACATGCAATTTGGCAGGGTCTTATACTGATGATAAGGCATGGGCTTGGGCTTCTCTTTGGGGTGGCAACTTGTTTAGTGGTATTCAAAATGCACTTGATGGTCGAGATGGCGCAACACCAAACAACACTGATGAGCAGGGCACACTGGCATACTCAGCAAATTATTATTGGCTTGGTTCTAATTCACTATCCTACGCTATGCAGGTAGTGCATGTTCCTCAAGGTATGCCTAAGACTACAATGAAAACGCCCAGCAGTGGTGACTATAACGCTGACGGACACTTGAGAATCGCAATTGATATTGACGACAGACAAGACGCATTCACTGACCCCAACCTCGCCATGTTCCGAATATACTTATTGGATTACGATTGGGATGCTGGCATAGTTGGTGTTACTCCTACTCTCCGAAGCAGTAGTTCAATTAGCGTTGCATCAAATGGTTTCTACGAAATAGGCATACCCTCTACATACTGGAGCGACCAAGCAGGTAATGAAAAAATGGTTATTTCAGTGAACTACGATTACTTGACCTCTCTCCTACGCAACCGTTGCGGCGGTAGTAACACTCATTTAAATGCACATAATTGGGCTGGTGTGACATACAGTAAAGGACATAACACCGATAGTATTTTCCCTCTCGGAGTTCGTAAGTTCGGACAGGCCGATTACTGGAACAAGAATGCTGAATGGTATGCCCCTCGTCTTCACATTGTTGACGATTGGAACTTCGTGCCAGCAACTACACTACGCTACACTGATGCTCAGATGGGACTTAGTAATGAGTTGCTTTCTATTCGTAGTATCAATTGGTCTATCAACGGTCGAGATAGCGAAGCACTATCAATCGGACTTGAGCGTGATGTATCACGAGCGGCAAAGAACTTCACCTCCTACATTCTACCAAAGGTAGCACGAGGTGGCGTTCAGTCATCCGGTCAAGGTAATCAAGGTGGCGGCGGTAGCGTAGCCCCACAGACTCCTCCATCGGGAGGTAGCACTACTGGTGGTCGAGGTGGAGATAACGCAGGTAATCCTCAAGGTGGAGGATGGCAAGATTGGGGAGGTTGGGGTGACGGTGGACCTGCTCAAACAAGCAGTTCTCAACTGAATCCAATTACAAATCCAAATCGTGTCTCTCGACCCGACGGACTAAGCACTTCAATCAACGGAGTGCATACGCTATCGTCATCGGCATTAGGTAATACTACCCTTAATCGTGTCAAGGGAACTATGGACTTTAACAATGACAGTGTTACCGGTGGCTCATTCGGAGTTCTCGGTCAAACAAAACCAACAGCGGCTCCGAGAGATGGCAACGGTATATCCGGCATTGACTCGTTTATCTCCCCTACATCGGGAGATGCAATCATGGGCGAAGACGGCATGGTCTTTGCTGGTGCTGGAGATTGGGTGTCGCCGCCTACATCTTTTACTGCTACTGCCCGAATACCACCCAACGCTCAATCGAACAGCATTAGAGTGTTTGGTAGAGCCAGTATGGGTGCCGCCTCCGGCAGTGCAGTTCTACTGGTAACTGTTGAATGTGTGGAGACTGCCGTAAGATACACCAACACTGTGTCGGTTGGGCAGGTCGAGCGTGGTAATGTGGTATTGTTTAGTGGTAGCGTAGTCGGTGCCGATGTATCGAACAACACTATCAAGGTGACAGTGGAGAGGAATGCAGGTCAAGGTGATGACGACGCATCTCACGCCTCCGTTGAATTGCATAACATACAGATTGCTACCGACAACCGTTCAGTAGCGGGTAAATCGCAATCAAGTTCCTTTACTTACTCGGAATGAGTATCGGGTTGGTCGGGGTATCTTTCACGCAGGGACAGGATAGCCTTTGCTCTTTTGCGACCTATACCTTCAATCTCCATTAGCATACGCTGGCTTGTTCTTGAGCGTAGGATTCGAGGAATAGAACCAAAGTGCGATAGCAAATCATGCGCCGCTCTTTCGGACACGCCCTCGATAGACGAGAGAACTGCTACTCTTGGGTCTACATTACGGTTGCTCTTTTTTTGAATCTCTTTAGGTTCAGCCGTAGTAATTTTACGGACTCTTAGGCCGTGGTGCATAGCGTTTAGCCAGTCCACGAACTCATCCATACTGGATAACTCCATGTATTGAATGTTGGGGAATTGGATAGCAAAGTTCTGTTTGAACTTTTTGATGACAGCGTGCATTTTTCTTAGTTCTCTACCGATTGCGGCACGCCCTCCACCACGCACATACGGCTTCAACTTAGTGTTGTAGACTACGAGCATAGGTCGCTCGAAGTTCTCGTTGAGGTCATGGAGTTGGCCTACGATAGTGCGGCTTCTACCATGCCCCATGATTGAGTGATAAAGGTCATTTATTTCTTTGGCCTCTATACCAATCTCACCGATGATATAGTCGGCTGAAATCAGTCTTTTGACCTTGACATGTTCGCCCATAGCGACAAGTAATTTATGTTTTAGAAGGTCGTTTTCTCGGTCATCTACGATGAGCATTGTATATGCTTATCCTAAGTGGTTTAAGAGGACTACGGCTGTTGGGGCACTTCTACGGTGCCATCATAACGCCAACACTTAGATGCGCACATCCCTCTCGCTACAAACCACGCACACGAAGGAACTCTTCGGTATTTCATGGTGCTCTTGATTCCTTTGCGAGAGTTTGTTGCATTCCAGTTGGACCAATTAAGACCTTTGATGTAGTCAAAAATCTCATCCTCAATTACCAGCCTTTGTTCCTTAGTCAAAGCGTCGGGGTCGGCAAAATCTCGTAGAGTATCAGCCATATGTTGCACGAGTGCAACACGGACATGGTGATTAGGCTTGTTCTCGTGCACTGCACGAGCCAAACAGGGCATCAAAGGCACTGACCCAGCAGTGAGGGCATCGGAGTCCAAACAGACCCCTTCTGTGAAGTTGTAGTCTTCTTGTAGAGGGGCGTAGTTATTAGCCCAAGTTATGAAATCAAAGCCATTTGAAGTAGATTCTCCGAAAGGATGGAGAGTTCTTTCAGTAGGAGAGGGAGATTTAGGGATTACGAAATTATCGGGGTCTTGAGCAAACTTTCGACCATCAATAACTACACACCAGCGACCACGCTTAGGATTGAATGTGTTTGGAATACGAGTCATTTTTTCGGGGAACCCTACTCCATCAAGAGTAACGAGTCCCTTTGCCTTTCTTCGCTGGTAGTGCTCTAATGTTAAGCGGAACTCCGGTCCACAGACTGAATCGTTGAAGAGTTGGTGCACATGAAAACCTCTGCCGGTGGCAACGACACGAATGTCTCCCTCCAAGCGGCGGATGAGTTCGGCCACATCCCGCTTGACAAGTTCAATTCCGCCTCGCTCTCCCGCATCAAAGTCCCACCATGCTCTATCAATTATTGCGTATCTGTAATCGGGTTTGCCCTCATCATTCATTTTATTAAAGGAGTATAGGCTGGTATAACACGATGTCTTTGAGCGCATCTTGTCGAGATAATGTTTGTATTGATAATGCTTGGTAATCACGGCACGCTTCAAACCTATCTCTCTTGGAAAAGAGAGCAGGGTCAAGCATGACCCCTCCACTTATGACCGCACCCTTTACAGGTATGAACAATAAGCATTTTCTGTTCGCCACCAACTTGTCCTGTGACAAGCATCATAGCATCAGTATCAAAATCTTTAGACTCACATTCGGGGCACTTTATCTTGGTTTGCATGTTATCACCATTCCTCATCGGCACTATATAAGACCGTTGGGTCTTCATCAATACCCATCAATTGAGACTCACAGGACATATTGAAGTCACACCACTCCGAACAGAAGTAGTCGTTCCATTTAATATCCCATAGAGAATTGCTAATGCCCTCGAAAGTCTTGTCGAGAGACTTGTGCATAGCCGTTACAGAACGCTTTTGCACCTTCTCTAAAACAGCCATGCCTTGAAGGTCGCCAAGCCACACCTCAGTGTTTTTCTTACCGTCAAGTTCGTGAAACAACTTAGTGTTGGTTGCTTCGGGGAACAGGTAGTAGAAGTAGACTGCTTCATCCCAACCCAAAAGAGCCAACATGTAGCGGTAATAGCATAGTTCCTTACGAGTCTTGGATAACTTACCGGAGGTTGCTTTGCCTGTCTTCAATTCAGTGATAACAAGCCCACCGTCGGGGTGCCTATGCACTCCGTCAATCATGCCTACGAGAATAAAATTATTGTCCGGTGCCTTGATAGTGTGTTTTACCTCGAACTCTTCGGGCGCAAATGAATCAGCACCCCATCGACGCAACCGCTCCTCTTCAAGTTGAGCGAGAGCCTCGACAGAACCAGTGTAGATTTGTTTTTGCATTTCATCCCACTCTAAGTGCGGTTCATGGGTAGACTTATCCTCCCAATCTTGGAGCATTAAAGTAGAGAAAGTCTGTTCAGTGCCAACAGACCAATTACCATAGAGATTCTCAAGTGAACGGTGCACAGCGGTCCCATGAACCATAAAATGATTCCTCGGCCCCCGTATCTCGGCAACATTACCCCACCAATACTTACGAGGGCAACCTAAATATGTCATAAATGCTGATTTAGATAGTCGAACCGGCCAGTTATTATTAGCCGCTTTGAAGGGATTAGCATGTCCGTGTTCGGGGCCGTGGATTTCAAACCACTCTTTGCTGTATTTACTCGGACTTTGGTTCATCTTTCTTCGCCTCTACTTTCTTAGGCTTTACAGCCTTCTTTGTAGGGGCAGGGAATACTTCGTAAATAGAAGCATCGGCGTCAACGCCGACCAATGCGTGAGTGTCAAGTCCGAGTTCAAGTGCTTTCATACGAGATAGGACTGTCGCATCTACTGCAACATAAACATCTCTTTTTCCGTGAAGTTTAATTGCCTTAGCGACTAATTCTTCATCCATACTTTGTAACAATACTCGTGCCATATTTATTCCACGCCCCGTTTGTTTAATAATCATTCTTCTTCATTTAGGTCCAAATCGCTACCACAGTGAGGGCAGTGAGTAGGTTCCGGCACACCTTCTAATTTAGGATGCTGTAATTCACTGCCACAGGAGGGACAGTTAATTGTTTCGAGCAAGTCCATGTGAACAAGGATGCCCGAAAGCACACCCATAATTTGAGATATGTCGTTTGAAAGTGCATGAGCAAGGCCGTTCAGTGACGAGCCAATGTTATGCACTGCTTCTGTGAGTTCTTTCGTTGTCATTTTGCGAGGTGTCCGTTCTTCGGTCATATTACTCACTTTATCCACGCCACTATATAGTCATATCCATTGAACAGCACCCAGTCCTCGGTGAGCGTTGAGTAACTCCATGTTATCCCAACCCACTAATTCATAGATACTGGTCGCTTTATTGACAATGAACTTCTCGGTCATCTCGGACCAGTCAATCTCGGCTTTACCCTGCAACTCCTCAATCTTATCAAACGCAATATGCTGTCCTCTTAGGTCCACAGCAGTCAAGAATGACTCATTTACCTTGTAGTCTTTACCGAGATACATTTTGGCCCATTTAGCACCTGCTGATGCGCCCGACAAGACCCTATATTCACTGAGCCTTTTTTTCAATTTACCGACCATCAACAGTTCCTCACCAAGTTCGCCAGCGATACCTTTGGTAATCAACGCACTTAGGTCACTATCTACCTCATCTCTTGGCTTACCGTCAAGTATGCCTCGGAGGGTAGAATCCATAGCCGATTTCATGGCCTTTGGCATGCGTGCCTGTATGAGTTCTAAGCCCTTGTAGTAGTATTCCGGCTCGTGGTATTCGCCATCAGTCCATGTGACCTTACCGGCATAGCGGTTCTTAGCCTTGAGGACCATAGATTCGCACCACTTCTCGAACTCGGTTTCGATAGGAGCCATAGCCTTGTTAATTTCAGCCACCAATTCCATGCCCTCTTCGGGAGAGGGAACTTCACAGAAAATCGAGTCTGTATGTCCGTATCGGACTGGATAACCTCGCTCGTTGCACTCATCCCGTAATCGGAACAGCGTTTGGCGAGATGTGAATGTGATAGCGGCGGCAATATCGGGGTGATACATACCGTATTTAGAGTCGCCACAGATGCCATAAAGAGAAGCAACCATTGACTTCGTAGCGAACTGCGCCGCATCCCACTTTTTGTAGGCTACTTTGTCATCGGCGGCTCTCGCTTCTTTCATCAGTGCTTTGTATTCGTTGCGCTTGATAGTTAATTTATCCATAGTCCTACCCAGCAGTCCTTCTCTTTGAGTGAACTTGATTCCGTTGCCGCAATCAACTCCATCTTCACCGAGGTTGGTCCAGCATATACGGTGTAACTTTACATTACTGTGATACATGGCCTTAATATCCATGATAGCCATGTTCTCATAGCGGTTCGGTTCCGGCTCTTGAATGTCGGCCCCTGCGTAATCCTTCTTCTCGAATTGAGGAGAGTCGGGTATGCGAAGGTCAAACTTATTATCTTGGAGGAACAGACTCGTGCTCATGGCAGTGATAAGAGGAGTGGTGGCGAGTTGACACTGCACCACATGTTGCATAGAAGTAAAGTAACCAGTAGCATTTACCACTTCATCCAACTTGGGCAACAAGTCCACATCTATTCTGTTGTAGTGTAGGTAAAGAGCAGGGTCGGAGTAGTAGGTATCGTGGCCGTCGGGCAACTCTACTTTCTTTTCTTGTAAAACCTGCCAAGCAATATCATCCAACTTCTGTGATGCGAGTTGACCGTTCTTAATAGTCCATAATTTCTTGAATCCGACCATCAAGTCAAAGCATAGTCTACCTGCTATCGGTTGCGACCAATGCTTGTCACTCCAGTTGTATTTGAAGTCATGTCGATTGTATGGAGATAGACTCTTGGGGTCTAATCCCACTGCTCTCATACGGTCGCATATCTGTTTTATGTCGGCATCAACCACATACCAACCAGCGATAATATCGGGGTCTTGTTTTGCCATATGAGAGGCAAAGTCGGCCAGCAATTGACGCTCATTGGCGAATGCTTTAATCGGAGTATCATATTCATATTCGTTTAGGGATTTATGGATTCCCGCTTCTATGTCGGGGTGACAAACCCATGAATACATTCTACCGGTGTATGAGTCTTTCACCGACAACATGGTTATTTCACCGGAGGTTGTTTTCCACTCACCATCAAGATACCAAATACGGTGCTGATAGTTGGGTATGGGTTCTTCGCCCTTGTCGAGTCGGTCAATCAACACTTGGTTGGGGAATGTCACATTCGCCTCCCAAGTCCTGTTGCCTTTAGACCATATGCGCCTGTCATACTCAGTGCGAAAATACACCTTGTTTAACTTCTGTCCGTATAAGCCCTCGAACCCTTCTTGGATTTTAACCAAGCCGTATGTATCACCTACATTCTGTGTAAAGCAGTAAGGATATGCGGAGACTTTGATGTCTTGGCGCACGAGTGTTTCGGGATTCCTACTTCTTATGCGGATGTCCCTACCGCCTACCTGCGTTACTATCATACTTAATCATTAACCTTCGCCACTACTTAATCTATGAGGTCGAGAAAAGACTCTCGATAGGTATAGTATCGCTCGCATCTACACCAACCATGATGTAGAAGGAGGGTGTGTATAATTTTGCTTGTATTAGGGGCTACTGGATGTGACCGACCAGTAATAATGCCGTCGCATTTATTACATACCTCGGCAGTAAATGTATGTGAGGCACCAGTCTTAGTCATTAGTCATCATTCCTTCGATAACCACGGCCTCTTGTTTCGATGTCGTGTCGGCGTAGCCAATTTTGAATAGTCATAGGAGTAACAGCGCACATGTCGGCTATTGCCGCCATAGAGTAGCCCTTATCCACATAGTGCTCACGCAACCAGTGCGGGTCACGGTAGTCATCTCGGAGAGACTTAAGAGTCAAGCATAATTTAAATACGGAGTGGCAGTGAATGCACGCCAACATCTGTTCAGCAATCTCACCCACGGCAACCATAGGTTGCTGTTGATTGATAATTTGTTCTTTATTGCACTTATCACACTTCATTTTCATTTATTTCACCTTTCTTATATTCTCTTTTGCCCTTGACGACTCTATACTCGATTAAATTACGGGCAATAAAAACCCTAAATAGAGTTCCTATTCTTTGATTTGTAATAACCATAGCCGATGTTCCTTTTGAATCATGCGCCAAGCACATTTGAGTAATCTCTTCTGTTGAATACCACACATCGGGTAGCATTTCGTGATACCACACGCATCCAAGCACTATACGCATACGCCTTCGGCGGTGCGAGCCTCGGTAAATCCAGTGATTGAGAGGCGCATATCCGCATGCCTCTTCTACTTCGCCTATGCTAAATCCGAATATGCTATCCCTTCTACCTTTCTTAAAACCATTACCATTATTACCGGTTTTCCCAGTATCGAAGATGCTCATTAGAGCACCCCCGCTTGGAACACCCAGTCTCCGTTCCCCATAGTGAGGAGAAGGCGTATGCCTTGTCCGTATTCTGTGAAGTCCATAAATGACAATTTGATGTTATTTGAATAGTGTTTGACTATGTGCTCAAGACCGCCCTCGAAGGTGGCTGTAAAATCTTTACATGTGTGTGGGCCAAAATCAACAGTAGTTGCGCCCTTGAATGCGTCGCCCACTGTCAAAGTAAGAGAGCCTTCATCTACCTTAAAGGTATAACGATTCAACTTCTGTCCGTTGATGCCGTCACATTTGAGAGCATCATGTAATTCTTCGGCTGGCAATTCGGCAACAAAGAAAGGAGCAATTGTATCTCCATCCTTAGTCAAATACACATTACCTTTGATTTGCTTTGCTCGCTCTTTGGCTTGAGTCCACCACTCTTTGAGTGTGCTTTGGCTGTTGGCAAATGCCTTAGCCCCGAAGCCACCAGTAAGCGTAGTCTGTTTGTTCTTAGACTTAATCACTACTTTGTCATCCTTGTAATCAATAGTGACATATTCGCCGTGATGTTTTAAAACACCAAGCATTCTTTCTATGTCGGGAACTGGGATTGTAGCAGTATTCTCAGCATCAGTAAGTATAGAGAATCGAGATAGGGATGTCTTACCATCCTTAACTATGGATGTAGTAGATAACACTTTTTCATTTAGCGAAAGAATGCAACCTGCAACCTGCTTCTGTGATTTACCGTTGATGTGTTGCTCTCTACCAGTCACGGAGAGTAGACTCACGACAGCGTTACGGACAAATGGCCCCACGCCGCTCACTTTACCCAACTCCCAAGATAGTGAGTGAACTTAGATGCCGGAGCATCATGTTCGTTTTGTAGTTCTTGGACTGCGGCAAAGATGGCACCCAAGTTGGGTATCTCATCAATGATTGTCTCAAGGTCTGCAATTTTTGAGCGTAGGCGGGTTAATTCCTTACCCATCTCAAACAACTTAGCCTCAAACGCCATCAGTCCCACCCGAAAGGTAATCCATTCCAAGACACTTTGCTATTGACAACACTCATCAAGTCATATTGCTTACCCAAGTGTTCCATATTGCGACCTTTCATCTCGTTGACAGTGGCACGAATAACGAAGTCATCCTCGCCCAACTTTTTGTCAGCCTCAACACCAGCGGTCTTATCGCCTTTTTTAGTGTATCGCCGTAGTAGAATCTGTTGGCTCACGAAACGCTGTGTGCCGTCAACCCAATCAACAATCTCGCCAATCTTCATCATGGCTTTAGTGCCGTTACCAATATCCATGAACTGCTTCTTATCCTTCAAGTGAAAGGTAAAGAAGATGTAAGGAATTGGTAGAGCAGTCAAGCGGTTAAGGACACCCTTAAACACACGGTTGCGTTCACGCCACTCTTTCTGATTGAAGTTGTCGCTTTCGTCTTTGATGACACCACGCTCAACAAGTCGCTCAGTCATTACGAACTCACACCACTTGAGGAAAGTAGAACCGCCATCCATAACCACTGCACCAATATCGGAATGATTCTCGCCCAAGTAGGCAGTGAACCACTCCAACTTCTTGACTACTGCGAGCCAATCGGTAGTGTTGTCGTCATTCCACATAGCATCATCCATCTCGTCAATCATAGGGATGACACGGATTCTTTCAGCACCCTCAACTTTGGTAGAGAGCAGGTAATCAACTGTGTTCTGTGCCGAGTTGTCGCAATCGAGGACAATAATTTGCTTGTCTGTATGCTTTATTGCGAGGTCAAGAGATAGACCAGTCTTTGCCGTGTTCTCTTTGCCAACCAGCGCCATACGAATCGGAGCGTGGTTCTCACGCTTCTTGTCAAACAACTCACGGTAGTAGTCTGCTCCGTAGGTAGCACCCGCTTTCGCAGGTGCCGCCTCGGTCTTAGACTGTGCCCAAGCCATCAATCCCACCCCTCAGCATCAGTAGTGGTGGATTCGCCGGAGCCAATGGACTCAGCGCACCACCAACCAGTAGTGACGAGGCGTGCTTCATCGTCACGGCTCATGTAGGGTTGACCTACAACCATGAGAGTCGAGCCGACCGAGAAGTCAACAAGAGATTCTTGGGAGGCAGGGACATAAATGTCCGTAGTGCCAGCCATACTCATAATATCAAGGTCGCCAACAGTCATAATGTAGCCACCGTTGTCTCGTGGGTCAATGTGAACCACTTCAACAACAACAGAAACGAGAGCATCCCACTTCTCTTTGTCGCTAAGTCCACCAACATATGCTTCGATGTCTTGTAGACCGCCTTCGAGTCGCTTGATACCGTCATAGTTCATGGCATCGGGAGCGTCGGAGAAGACGGATTGTAGAGAGTCGTCAACAGCAAATGTGGAGACACCAGCCTTAGCGTAGGCAGTGTTACCGTTGCGTGCAGGTCGCATAGCGATAGTGCCTGCTACGAATGTTGGGTGGTCTACTTCGGCCAATGCACCAGTAAAGCGCATCGAATAGATTTGCATGTCGGTGTCACCTTGTTTGCGACCCAAGAACATACAGTTGCGGTCTTTCTCGCTTAGTGGGCGAGGGTTGCCATACTTGAAGTTCTTATCGCCCGAAGGGAATGTAGGGCTGGCCTTATCCCAAATCAAATGAAAGTGCAGTCCGTTGCCAGCATCATATGTGTTCTTTGGCAACTCGGAGATGTCTGTTGTAGTGACATCGGGGTCGAATGCTTCGCCACGAGCCAAAGAGCCGTTGTATTTTTTAGTGTATGTGCCGTCGTTGTTGTCTTCGTAGACTGTCGCCAGTCCATCTTCGACCATAGCATCCGCAATAGCGGAGTCACCAATACTCTTAGCCGCTTTCTTGTAAGCGAAGTCGGCCCAGTCTTTGTATCGTGGTGCGCTAATAAACATTCCTTCAAAGAGAGTTGCGCCGGAACGCTTGAGGCGTTCACCTTCGCTCTTAACTTGTCGGCCAGCAATACGAAGTGCGTTGATGGAGCACTCCTCTTCTGTCTTTCCAGCATCCATCCATGCCGCTCGATTTGCGTCGAGCACCGTATTCATCCGAGCACTTAGTGCGTCGGTCGTGCAATTTACATTTTTGCTAATTCTTTCTATCATCTGTTCAATATCTACCATTGTAATACCTCATATTTCCATGTATCTCCGCCACTATATAACCCTATCTATTCAGCCAATCTCCGGCAAAAATCCCACATAACATAGTGAGACTCGACACCACTTAACAAATCCCTTTGGGCCTGTGTAGCGGCATCCACCAAGAGCAATTTGCTTTCGGGTTTAGCGGGGGAGTGAATGCCGTAGTTAAACACGGCGTCTATTGTCTTTCGCAGGTTGACCGGAGTGCCCATGCACTTCACGGCTTCTTCTACCTGCTTTTCCTTAATGCAAAGTGTGAGGATTTTAGCCGCATCAACTTCGGGTTCGGATATTGAGAGTAAGAATTGTTGTCGTTGTTCCTCCGGCATAGTGTGATATGCTTGGAGGGTATTGATTGCGTTTCGTAGGTCGCCTTTGTTGGCATAGATGATTTTGAAAATGTCATCGTTCTTTGTAAAGAATCCCTCTTTGCCATCTACTTGATGTAGCCGAACAAACATTTCACTGTCTTCTATGGGGCGAAAGGTTCTTACTTGACACCGAGATTTTAGCCACGGCGATAATTTAGTCAAGTCGTTGCAGGTGAGGATGAAGTAGCCTTGAGCGCCTTCGATAACACCTTTCAGTGCCGACTGCGCCGCATCAGTAAGTTGGTCGGCTTCATCTAAAAAGTAAATCGTTTCCCATTGGCCGAGTCGAGTCATAGGTGCGAGTTCATCTTCAATAAACTCAATACCACGCTGTCTCTTAGACGACGCATTATACATGTGAATGGTGTAGCCAAGTTGATTAGCCAATATGTGAGCGAGAGAAGTCTTACCTGTTCCCGCTTCGGGAGAATGAAAAATATAATGTTGCATTGATTTAAGGTCGTGGATAACATTTGAGAACTCATTAACAATGTGTTCTTGGCCTACGAACTCATCGAGAGTAGAAGGTCGGTGCTTGGTAGCCCATACTTGTCTCATGCCTTAACATGAGTCTACGCCACTATATAACCTTACTCTCTACGATGACATGCGAGACACTTAGTAGAGCCTTTAGGCATGATTCGAGTTCGGCCACAGTGTTTACACTGAATTGCTTTGCGTCGCTCGGAGGGAGTCATAACAGATATTGGTCGAGTTAAAATCAAATCATCCTTTGTCTTAATTACTTCTCGGTCAATATCAAACATCATGTGATGTGTGTTGATACCAAGAGTCATCTCGACCTTTTGTTTTCCAACAATTACTACTTGAGGATTCTTCGACATAAGAGCCGATATAGAATTAGGAGATGGAACATTCTTTACACCTTTGTAATTTTGTAGCAGTTCCGCTACTTCTTCACGAGTAGCAGGGCCATGCTCAAGCAGTAATTCTACTATTGCTCGGCGCACCCTCTTGTTATTATTATTGGCCGACACACTTAAGCGTAATGACTCATGCTATATCAGCGTCACTCGTCTTGGTTCATCCAAATAAGTGATTCGGAACGCATGGCTCGTTGCTCATACTCAATAGTAGTCTTGGTGTCGAACTGGTATGCTCCGCCGTAATCGTATGTTTCGGGATTGAGTAAAGTAGGAATAATAATCATCAGTAAGAACCCGAAGATAATAAATAAGCCGCCACTGCCGTAATCCATACTCACCACTCCTCCATAAGTTGAACAGTGTCATGTGGAATAGCATTGTAAATGTAGACCCAAGCACTAATTTTATTTCCGAGATTATCTTTGACATTGATTCTACGGCGAGAGTAAAGTCCTCGGTCTACGCCTTCGAGGTAGTCAAGTCTTTCAAGAGTAGACTCCGAGACACCGTATGCCTCGCCCTTCACTTCAAATCTACCACGAACCATAGCAGGGTATAAGCCTAAGTCAATTAACCCCCACTTTGGATTAGTGGAGAACTCGCCAAGAAAGAGAGAGTCTTTTACCAATCCGTGATTGCTATATCCATTCTTTAGTGTCCCGTAAACGAACACCGTATCTATTGCTTCTTGTTGTATCATCATACCCATTGTATTGCCTCCTGTTTTGTTTTATTTAGACCAGCAGGTAGCGCAGTCATATCATTGATGCGCAACTCATTAGCAGTCAATACATCATTATTGATGATTGTCGCTATGTGCTTGTCTGATTGTCTAATACCCATCGGCACTATATAGTCCTTGTTGGCCTTCTTAGAAGGCCACTTGAACTTACGAACTGGATTGATGCCGTATGCAATAGCGGCACGAGTGTAATTTTCGTGTAGCGTGTAGCGGCACCGAGCCAAGAGGCGACCGAGGTTGATGTCGTGAACATTAACCTTGATGAATGCGTTGGCTAAGGGGAGAGGGATAGGGCCGAGAGCAGTATGCGCTCGGTCACGGTCGGCCCAGCATAGGGCGGCTCTCATTTTACGAGAGTAGTCGGGCTTGTCTGTCTTGATTGATTGGTCGAGGATGACGCATTCGTCACTCGCCTTTGTCAATTTAGGCAACTTGTCACAAACCACTACAAGTCGGAAAGGAACAATCTTAGTCCAATAGAGAGCGTCTTGTTCACTGAACTTGTTAATGTGTAGAATGTAAGTAGTGTGTGGGAGAGAGGGGGAGACTGTGAGTCCACCATACATGGTGAAGTAGTCGCCAGTCCGGTATCGCTCATCGTCTTTGGTAAAAATTACTACTCCCATATCACATCAACTCCGTATCATTTGTTAAAACCCAATCTATGAATCGGCGCATTTGATGTGGTGATAATCCCCACACCTCCCGCACCGACTTCGCAGGGACTTGATAGTCTGCAACATACAACTCATAACCATTACCTTTATTCACTAAGCGAATACTTAAACCATCATCGGACATGGCTTGGGAGAGAGCGGGAAACTCACGCTCATAGATAGGTCGTGTGAACAACATAGTAGCACTTTTGCTACGCCAAGATTTAATACTCATTCCTCTTCACCATCCAGCATCCAATCCCATTCACGCTTCATTCAATCACCTCAAAGTCGGCATCGTCATAGGTGACGACTGGTGCCTGCATGGTAGCGAGGCGAAGTTGTATTTGGTCGAGGTAAATTGGTTCGTTGCGTAGAACTTCTACAAGAATACCCATCATGTTCTCGACCTTACGGTCGGCCAATAGCAGTTGAGAATCAACGCCAATCTCACTCTTAAGTTGACCTACCAACTTCAAGAAGCCTTGACCTTGAGAAAGTAATTTGGTTGCGTCACCAATCCATTCCGAGGTTAAGCCTTCTGTGACTTTGCGTTGCTCAAGTTCATCGAGCCACGATACAAGGCGTTGCACGAGGTTCTCGGCAACATTAAGTGTGCTGATGGACTCATCACGCATTTGTTCGATATGTGATGCTTCGTTGGGGTCGTATTGCAGGTGCTCATCCATGTGAGTCATTACTGTGCCAACCGGCCAAGAATACTTTGATTCAAGGAATGTGCTCGTCATCTCGCCCCTGTGTATTTTTACTTCGACATCACGCTTGTTTGCCAGTTGACACACAGCACAGTTGTTGTCTTCGATTACCCACTGGAGTGTATTGATTACTACCTCGTTGCGGGTTTCATCTATGCGGTCTTGGATTTGTCGTCGGGTCTTCATCGTGTCACACTCCATAATTTTACTTTGTAGTGATAGCCTCTCGCTACTTCGCCTTCACCGAATTGATATGAACCGACTTCGGGTTCATGTGATACAAAGCGGTTGTCTCGAAGCAGGGCTTGGGATGCCGAGGCGACACTGGTGGGACTGCGCCTTTGGCTAAATCCCGACTGTGTTATATTATACATGAGTGAGCGAGATGACATCTCGCCGTTTCGTAGTATCTGTTCTCGTGCTCGGTCGCACCATTGAGTGTATCTACCCATCACTCTTCACCTGCCACCGAGTATTGTCTCACTTTATAAGTGGTGTATCGAGGATAGGCCTTATTGTCGGCACGAGCAACTTTAGTCCAATGTGATTTAAGCAATTTACTTCGACAAAGTATCTGTTGAACCTGTGGCTTTGTCCGAGGGTGCACTTCGGGTCTACCCTTTTTAGTAAACCTTAGTGCGTCATGTAGTTCTTCGGCAGTAGCCGGCCCGTTTGTCTTAATGTATTCTATTGCTCGCTGAATAAATCTTTTATTGTATTTCATCTTAGTTCACCTTCTCCGCTTTGGCGGGTTCGTAGGATGCTTGAGGATAGCCGATATAACACGACACTCCTTTGCGCCCTCTACCTCCGCCCTTCGGCCTTTCTTCATTATACCACGCCTGTATATGTAGGTTGTCCTCAATCCACCTTTTAGCGGATTGATAATCGCCATTAGTAATCATTCGTGCTACCTCTTTAATGAGGTTGGAGCGTGACATGGCTTGGTTCCAAAACGCCGTCTTGATGAGGCGCAGGTCGGAGTCCATAACAGTTCGTCGCATATCTAAGCAACGGTCAAGTATAGTTCGTAATTGGTCTGTCATTTTGATGTGTAGTATGCCGCCGCCTTTGTATTCGGGGGACATGATAGAGTAGCCGAGAGCCAAGCGTCGAAACAAGTCGGCCTCGTGGCTACGCACTTCGGGTCGGAACAACCACTCATTGAACTCGTCATCGAAGCGTAGCCCTGTGGGTGGATTCATAATAACATCCAATGCTCGGTCGGTAAAGAAGTTGCGTAATTTATCGGCCATGCCTATGAGTTCGGCACGCTCACTCGGAGTCATGCTCGCTTGTTTGGCCTGTGCTATCTTGAACAGGCGTTCTTTTTCGGGGTTCATCTCTATGTCAATGATGAAGAATCGCCGGTCAAGACCGGACTCCATCTCGAATCGAGCAGGTTGGGTGCCAGCCCATAAAGTGTAGCGGGTAATGTATTCTACCCACCCAGCACGCATAACCTTCTTGACCCGACCGTTATCGGTAGAAGTCAATAGTTGATTCTTAATATCTGTGCTGTGCTCCTTTTTACCAGCATCAGTGATGGAGGAGAACTCCTCGAAACCGAGGAACCCACCACATAATTCACGAGCGAGTGGTCGCCCCATGATATTGCCCTCTTCATCAACAGAACCAAACATACCTGCTTCGGTAATTGAGTTCGGCCCGATGTCGGTTCTAAAGCCCATGCCTATTTCAGCATTAGCCACATTCGAGAGTAGCCCTGTTTTAGGGCTTAGAAACAACTGTATGAGCACCGATTTACCCGACCCTTTCATACCCCGCATCAGTATGTGAAGTCTCGTATCAGCGACATGAGACATAGGCGTATAGATTGGGTCTTTGTCATGTCTTAGAATACAAGATTCAATCTCGAATCCTTCGACACCCTCAACAGGTATGAACGGACATGTGCCGCACTTATTGAGTCCGTTGAATATGTGAGTGCCAATAGAACACAGGAACACAGGAACCTTGTCTTCGACATCAACATAGTGATTACGGTTCACATATTCAGCCATAGCATCAAAGACATTCATGCAATCATCCCCATAGCACATTAGGTGCGTCATCAGTGTTCTTTGCGTTCTCAAGTAGTTCTTCAAGGTCGTTTCGCATTTCAATTGCGGCCTTCACATCCTTCTTAGTTTTCCTTAGAGAACGATTGTATGAGTGTTTTGTTATGGGATTACCCATGACTGTGTTAAGCCACCGGAATAATGTAAGAGCCGCTATCTCATCAATGTCACCCGATTCGGGGTCGTGCCCACTGAATATAGTAATGGCTTGACTAAAGCCCATTCCTACTGCGAGATGAGGGAACATCCAAGAGGGAGGACTGAAAAATAAATCACCTTTGATGCCAGTCTTATGTTTAGGCATAATTGTAAACTTAGTGCCATTAGTGTGAGAGTAACCCATCAAATGTTCGGGCGAGTGCACTGCGAAAATATCCGTGTTCAGTGCGTCGTGCATTGTAGTTGATGTCACATACGCCAACAGTGATAGGTTGTCATACTTTTCTTTGAGAAAAGAAACTAAGTCACGCACTGGTGGGTAGCAATGAATCCATGTTGCCTGTGCTTCATGCAAAGGCACGATAGGTGTTTGGGGCCACTTGTTGATATTGACAATCATGTAGCCGTTGTAGAAGTGGTAAGTCCAGCCCACCTGCTCATAGTCCTTTGTTTGATTGAAAACCATTTGGTTAATTAGGTGCGTAAGTATTCTACCATCGGGTTCGCTGTCTTCAACAAACGAGTTCATGGCTATGTGCGAAGCGCAACCGTATTCATTCTCGGAGTATAGCAACACTCCTTGTAGAACATCCGGCCATTCACTTCGTTGGTATATGTCTATGGTGTTATGTTTAGTCATCATCATTCTTCATCAATCCTTCGTCACTACTTAAGTGTTCCCGAATTAAGTTGGTAACTTCAATCCAGCAAACGAAATTAAACCGTGACACTGCTCCTCGATTCGCATGTAATAAGTTAATTCGTATAAGAGGTATTCAATAAAAAGGTTATAGTATAGTATAGTAATAGTATAGTATATCCTGTATTAAGATAAATGTCTTTAACGAAATAACTTAATTAGAGCAATAGAGGCGCAGTGAGTTGGTTTTTTTTCGTTGTCAAAAAAAAATTATACCAACTTAATTCCGCAATACTTATATGCACCTCCGCAATCTATCATGCAGTAATGTATCTAATTCACGAGTCATCATGTAAGGTGACTCATTTACTGCCGGCACTGTGCTTAGTTGAATTGCTACTTGGGTAGTAATACCAACAGAAGCAACATCGAGTATGTTACGCAATACGCCAATAACATTTTTGTCATGGCTCTTACCTATCGTGTTCGGCGGCATGATGCAGTATTTTTTACCCGTCGGGTCGAGAATACTGATACTAAGGTAGTATTTACTACCTATGTCCGTGACACGCAGTGTATGTTTGCCTATGCGACAAAACAAAGAGGCTCGTAAGTGACTGCCTCGTGAGTCAATATAGACGCTCGGCCTATACTCTACTGAGAAGCCAGCACTTTGTAGCATTCCTCCGACCTTCTCTATGTCCGTAGAGAGGGAGAAAGCATCGAGATTACGAACAAAAGAAACCTCGTGTTTATCATGTTCTATGACAAGATACCTGTTGGTGCTCGCCGCTTCTTTGGCGAAGTCGTTAAACAAGTGTAGCATTGAAGGAGTATCTATGTTCGGTGCGAATAAATCATCCTCGACCGGCCCTCTTGGTAGAGGGTCTTTGGGGTATAGCGAGTCAAGGAAAGACCACATTACTGTCTTACCTCTCAAGTGATAAGTGTCGCCACCGTCGCATACTGTAAAGTATGGCTCTTGAACCAGTCGCCCTTGTCGGCTACGAGTGTAAGGGTATGTGCGCTCGTAGTGAATTGTTTTCAAATCAATTACCGATAACATCCTCACCCCTCCATTTGATATAATCCTCTATGTTCAAACGCCAAACTACTACGCTTCGTGTGCTTACGGTAGTATAGGCTGTGCTTTTACCACTCTTCTCAAGCCCACCGATTGCCCGTAATTTAGGGCCGATGGAATTGCGTGTCGGCAACCAACGACTATTCAAGTCGCTATCCGCCAAGTGATTAAATATCTCATATGATGACAAACCTTCGGGGTTTGCTACCAGTAATCGTGCTACGCTATCCGCTAAAATGTATGTGTTACTCATATTATTCATCTCCGTTGTTGCTCAATGGCGGGGCGGGTTCGACCAAACAGGAGAAACCAAGCAACTAAACGGAGGCAACTCATCCTAAGATGAATTGATGAGGGCCGAAGCCCACCCCATGTTGTAGTATGCTATCTACCCACGCCACTATATAGCCTTATTGATTAGGCACCTCTTTTTCACCTGCTCGCTTCACTTCGAGTAACTCGATGCGCTCGATACAAGGGCCGCAAAGTCGGTCATGGGTGTTACCCTCAATGTCCGTCTTGTCATACAACCAACGCACAGGTTTGCTTAACATAAAGGTTGCGGCTCTTTTAGATGGGGTCTCAGTAGTCCCCATCACTTTGCCGCCTTTGCCGCATGTGGTGCATTGTCCTATCTCGAAGGTATGGCGCACTCCCCAACGGTCTATGTAGCCACCAATCATTCGCTCATCTCCTTGATATTACCAAGAGTCTTTTCGAGCAACTTGTTCATAACAAACACATCCACCGCTTCATGTAAGCACTTGGAGCATAGTGCGAAGTTGCCAAACCAATTAGGTGTGGATTCACAGTATGGATTGTTGCATACTCTTCGACCTTCACTCATACTTAACCCACCCCCGAATATCTACTATGCTACATCCTTCGTCGGCATACACCCACTCGGCCAACTCGTCTATCACGACATGTTTATCGGCTTTGCGAAAGTAGTCCATGAGTGCCGCTATTGCGCTTTCCTTCGTCATGTATTCGTCAAGGATTGCGTGCACCGTTGTCTCGTGGTATTCGGCATATTCAGCATTACTCATGTGGTTCATCTCCGTATAACACATACATTATGTTCGAGTGAAATTGCTCCCTCATAGTATGTTGGTAGTCCTCTATATCTTGAGCACGCTGTTCCTCCTTGATTGTATGCTGTGCATCCAATAAGTCTAATGGTATCATTCCGTCGTTCTTAATCAAGACCCACCGTAGTAAGTCCGTCGCCGCTTCTAAAAGTTCTCTATTCATTTCAGTTGCCTCCATTTGTTATTGCGGGGTTGCCCCCATATATATTTTTCTGTGCTATCAATAGCCTCTTTGTTAATATGTTTGCGAGTTCGTCGTGCCCAAGCATGCGGATAATCTTTATCGCATCGAGGGCTATGTCTGTCGTTGTAGCGAGAGCGTTCATTGTAAGCCCCCCTTCAAGTCTTCTTTAGCCAATGACACGGCCATGCCCCAGTAGGTAGCGTTCTTGAGTTGCCGCTCATACTGAATCTTAGTCCGTTCAAATTGGGCCTTAATCAATTCCAAGTTGCTCTCGGAAAACTTCTTCATTTTAGCGGCATACTTGATTACTGCCTGCGGCTCTTTGTCCGGCGCAGTCCATAGCATGTCGCCCACCTTCATGTCATCTGTGATGAGCAGGTAGTCGCTGTGCATAATCACTGCTTCACCCCCCGTTCCTCAGCCCGAATCCGTGTCGCATGGTGCATGACCTCACGATACTTAGTCGGTGCTGGGTTTGGTGCTCGTCGCCCTATGTATTGGTAGGCAACTGCCATTTGCTCCCGTAGGAATGCGACCTCACTTAAGGCCACATTGAGATTAACAGTCATCTGTCGCAACTCGTCTTGGGCCTCACTGTTCGGGTCAATTTGACCCAAGTAGTTGTTCGCTGTCCTCTGTAATTTCATTACTTCATCCCGTGTAAGCGGGGTATATTGCTCGTTTAGGTATTCACTATATTTTTTCATTCGTGTTCCTCCATTTGGATTTGTTGCCATGCTATGACATAAGGTGTAGGCACCTCATTATCAACACCCTGCATAAGCAACTTGGTGTGGGTGTAATTGTTTTCGTTTGCCCATGCCACTACCTCTCGAAAGAGTCTTGGCATTTTGGTTACATATGGTGCATCCCATAGATGCAGGGTGCACTTGGCTTCGGGTGTTCCGTTGGGCGATTTGCGTTCTTCGACTTCGATGTAGCCGTCGATGAAGTGTATTTTGTATTTGTCCATGTTTGTCAATTGAGGCTCCCCCTATATCAATTCAGCGGTGAATCTCCACCGAAGTATGCCCAACGCAGTGCCTTGACGACACCACGCAGGGCGTTGTAATTCCGTATAGCCTCTGCTCGCTCGCTCCGTGAGGTAGCGTTTGCCATCTTGTCAAACCATACTTCTTTGAGCGCATCGGCATCATCAATCATGGTGCGTATTTGGTCGTGTGGGCGATTATTCACCAAACCATTCCCTCCCGTTCCAACCCAGCGGTGCTTGGTAGCGACGCCACCAATTAGGGCGTCCACGACCCTTTGCCCATGTAGGGCGGGAGCCATCCTTGAACACCTTTGACTTGTAGTATTCTCGGTATGCGAGCACCTCTTTGCCATCATCACGCTTGAACTCGTCGGGCATAGCCATAGCGAAGGGAGTTTTCTTCGCCCATGTCTCATCATCCCTGCCTCGCAGGTGATTGTATATGCCTGTGTCTCGGCGGTTTATGGCCCTGTTGAGCATAATCTGTATAGGCAAACGACAAGCATGTTCTACTCGCCCGTCGCCGTATCGCATCTTGAACTCCTTACATAGTGCCAGTCCATGTTGAGCGAGCCATAGAAAATTAGCCCAGTTATCGCCGGCCCATACTGTGCAGGGGTGGTGTTTGTAGCCACCCTTGTAAGGCGTGCCCTTCTGTGTGAGTGGCATATCCTCCGGCTCGAATCCGTTGCGAAGCATGGCCGAAGCCATCATCTGTGCAGTCTCGACGCACATTTTACTGGCGTGTTTGTCACACACCATTTGCGCCGCCATCTCAGGGTCGGTTGATAGTGCAAAGATATTCATTACTCCTCAACTCCGCAATCAATACCGCATCCTATTTTCGGGCAACAACCGCAATCTAATTCTTCGTATTCGTCTGTGTCAATCATTCCTCCTCACCTCCGAATGTATGTGCCAGTGTGTCTATTTGACCTTGTAAATCTTTGACCTTCTTATTAGCCCTTTCCAAATTGCGCTCCAGCATTACCATTGTATCTTTTGGTGCATCTCGCATGAGTGTGTGTGTATAGGTGGATTTGAGGTTATTTCGAGTAATCGTGTTCAAGTGTTTCGGTGCGGCTTTGAACCACGCCTCCTCTGCCTCCCACTCTTCGCAGTGCGTAGCATACTTATGACCGAACTCATTTAATTCTTTTGCTCTACGAGAGGTGTCCATCTTGGCATAATTGAGGTCTGCCTTTAGTCGTATGTAGTTACTATGGCTTTGCTTAAGCACATACTTGGCCTCGATGGTGTCCATGAGCGACTTGTTGCGAGCCATCCAGTTACGAAACTCCTTCGCCCTGTTGGGCATCAAGATTATTCGGTTTTTCCATGAGTTCAACCACTGTTGATACACAGGGTAATTCGTTTCGTTGCCGGATGCGTCGTAATTTGGGCCATCGGGGTGTTGATACAACTTAACATGCTTGTCGCTATGGATGTCATACACTGTTACTGCCACTGTAACGGGTTGATTGCCGTGTGTAAGCCGTAGCAAATCCTCAACAGATGGGTGTCTTAGTGCTTGTATGGTTCTTACAATTGAGTAATCGGTTCGGGGCTGTGTTATTAGTGTAGTCAAGTAGTCTATACCATACCATTCTTTAGGTTGGTAATTCACGGCCAGTATTTTACCATCATTGTCCCACTTTCGGAACTTGGTGTTCGGGTATTCGTTGCCGTCGCTACCCATGTATGTCTTGACCATTCGGCGGGCGTCGTGCATTATTTTCATAAAGTGATATTGCTCAACAGTGCCTCCACCTCGGACAACTTTTTGTTTGGTTCGTTCTACATTACTCATGCCTTCACCTCCATGTCTCCGACCATGAGAACATACTCCATAATCAACGCTACTGTCACTTCGTAAGCATAGGCTGTGAGCACCTCATCCATCTGTAATTCGCCGCTTGGGTTGCTGTTGCCGAAGCCCCAGCCGTCAAGCCAATTAGTAGCCCAAATGCCACCGTCGGCGGCAATCAATGCGTTGAGGTAGTAGGTGTTGCGACTCGCTTCTGTATCGGCATAGTCTGCGAGAACTCGCTCAAAGTCTGCGAACTCGGCAGTAGGCTCAATCTCAAAGTCCGTAAGGCATTGTATCGCCCAGTTGATAACTTGGGGTAGTTCGGGGGTAAATCCGGTGGCATTGTAGAATGCCTCCTTCGCTGTGCTTTCGCTAATGTTCGTCGTGTTCATATTTTCACTTCCGTTTGGGTCTTGACCCTTGTTTTCAATTAGGGGGGCCGGCCCTATATATTCGTTTTGGTCGATGGTATCATACCAATCCGTAGGATTGTTCATGCTTTTCGCCCTCCGAATGGATTGAAGTCTCCGAGTAAGGAACTCATCTGTCTAATGTGACACAGGCACGCACCCTCGGCTTCGTGCATCCAATCGAGTTCGTCTTTGGTATATTCATTGACTCGCCCCGACAAGTGCATCTCACGGTGTAGTAATTCCCCTATCACCCATGCCTCATCTATGGCGTTCTGTATCTCCTGTGTCGTGAGCACACTCATAATACCGCCTCCAAGCGACCGACCAAGAACTGTGAGACTTCGAGTTTATCCAGTTGTTCTTCGGCCCATGCCTTGTCATCATCATTCGTAGAGTGTGTGACAAGAAAGTAGAGCATTCGCACATATTGTTTGCGTGATGGTGTTACATCTACACTCATATCCCTCATTCCTTCACCTCCACTCTGTTGAAGTGCGCTACTATATCCCTTCGGTGATAGTCATTTTCGTTTTGACTAATCATACCGATTTCATCGAGCCATAATTGAATCTCAATGGGCAGGGAATAGATGCCGTCGTAGTCACACAGGTAATGCCCACCGTCTGTTCGTGTTGATGGGTCTGTGAACCACAGCCCGCCTTCGGCGTAGTATTGTTCGCTACCGTCTGTATCGTAGATTTCAAATCCACCTCGTTGTCGTTCTTTCGATGCCCACGCAGTGAATCGCATGGTCTTGAACTCCGGTTCGGTTGCACCAAATGATGACTCCATGCGAACATGCACCTTCTTGTCTTGGCTGAATCGCTGAACATCACTCATGCAATCACCTCCGGCTTCTCCAATGAGTAGCCCTGTTTGATTTTTCTACGGCATTCAACGCACACAGGATTTTGTCGAATCCATGCGGCCTTATCGGTTACAACATAGCGGTGGCCCTCAAGCACATGCTTGGGTATCTCCATAATTTGAGTGCACTTATGTTGCGTAGGATGGCGAAAATGTGGGGTGGGTCTATACATGGTTTGGCCGTGATTGACGCATGGTATGTAGTGCTTTGTATCGCTAATTTTGGGCTTTGTCATTGAGCCGTAATCTTTGTGGTCGTCATCGTAATACACATTCACCCACTTGCCATCGGCGTCATAGTAGCCATCATTTTCAACGGCCTCGATGCTTTGCTTTTTGTTCAATCCTACTACTGTGTAGTAACTTGTTACCTTTTCGGTGGTTTCGACGGTGTGAATAGTAATCACATCGTTTCGCTTGTCTTTCGGTATGTTTGGGTATCTCAAATCAATTCCTCCATTTTCGTTTCAATTAGGGGTCGCCGGTATATCACTCTATCCTCCCCCTTGTAATCGTTGTTTGCTGTGCCTCCTTGTAGGAGTCATGCTTTTTGACGGTGGCGACGAGGTTCACCTTCATCCCCACCTGTAAATCGTCATGGTCGCCGCTACGGAACCACACCAGTATGTTATCCTCGCTATCCGTGAAGCGTGTGAGTGTGGTTGAACCCCACTGATTCTCAAGCCTACGGGTGAACGCTACTGTGCATTCACCAAATGATTGTCGCTTACCCACTTCGCCTACCCACTTTGAGTTCGACTGCTTACGCTCCTGTGCTTTACGCAGGTGTTCTTGGGCACGCTTTTTGTTCTCACGCAGGTAGCCGGACACTGCGCCCCCTGCGAGGTTCGCTGTTTTGCTGGTGACTACACCTGCTTTGGCTATGTTGCGCACATTTTGCTCAAACGAGTTCAGCCCTGCGAGTTCACGCATGTAGAGCATGTAGTTGTTGGCATGAGTCGCTACGGCCAAATCGAACTCGACATCACCGTCAAGCAATCCACCTTCACCATTCAATCCTTCTACGCCCTTAATCACGGCAACGAACTTTTGGTCTACGCTTCTGTAATGGCCTAAGTCATGCTTACCTCTGCCTCTATACTTGGCAAATATCACTTGGTTGAAGAACATACTACCGAGTCCTTTTTGATAATGTAATCCGTTGTATGCCCATACTCCAGCGAGCAATGCAAAATCCCCCAAGTCCATGCTTGGGTGCTTACGCCTATTGCGAGGCCCAGCATATCCAGTCTCAGCATATCCTTTGAGCCGAAGTAATGCTTCGACATCCGCAGGGTCTATGGCCGTGTATTCATACAGGCATGATGAGCCTACCGTTTTTGTAATCGAAGGGTCATCTCGACGCTGGAGCGTGTATGTTCTGTGACGACCACGCCGACCTGATGTGCAGTGGTCGCATCTGTCCTCGAAGTCGCCATGAGTAGATTCAATCGCATGGTCTTCACTGCTTATCATCGGATTCCATTTGCGTATTGCAGGTGAGCCGTCAAGAGTCTCGGCGTTAATATCCACCGGCTCGGTCTTGAATAGCAGTTGCCAGTCATCCGAGAGTTCCTCCATGTTCACCTCAAGTGTTTGCACAGTCTCATGTATGAACGCCTTTGGGCCTACTCGACGCTTTCGAGTCCACTGGCCCGTGAAGTCATACGAGAAATCCAGTCCTCGCATCTCATGTGCCCTCTCAAGGCGAGCCAGCAACTTCTCAATGCGTGGCTGTGATGCAACCGTGACGACTATCTCGTGCTTACTCATTCCTCCACCTCCGTCGAGTGAATGGTTGCATACCATATGACGCTGTATGAATCGCCGCATGTTTCGCATGTTTGCTCGGCTCGCATTGTAACTTGGTCGCCATCGAATGATTCGATGTTTGCATCCCATAGGTCTACTGCATCATTTTCAGCACCGCACTTTGGGCAGTCTGCAAACACTGAACTATCTACTGCTACGCTCATTCAATCAACCCCAATATCCATCCGAGGGCGGCTATGTAGCCATCCATGTAATCCCCCTTCGGGTAATCCGTGATGAGCATGTGTGACACCTCATCGAACTTTTCGTCTATCGTTTCTATCAATTCATCTATTGCTGTTTTCATTTTCAGTTCTCCTTGTTTCGGTTTGTTGGCCGTTGTTTTCCTATGGGTGGCCTCCCCCATATATAGTGTTCGGTCTCTATCGGCAGTGAATGCGTTCATTCAAACAACCCCGAACCTGTTTGTAGGCACCCTTTGCAGTATGCGCCCATCCATGAGTAATTCACATCTACTCCGCAATCCTCACATTTGCGAGGCGTTGCGAGCAGGGCAGGTAGGCATACACATGATGTGTCTTTGCACACCTGTATGTCCTCATAGCGTTGAGGGCAGTGGTTTGGGTCGTTGCTCATTGAAATCGCCACCTGTTGTATCGAATCGTCATGCGTATTAGCCACGCTGTAATCATTCGCTCACCTCATCCTTTCGCCAGTATGCCTTGTATGAGTGCCATGTGTAGGTGTTGCCTTTCTTGTCTCGTGCGGTTTCCCTTGTTACATACTGTAATTTTATTCGAGTGAATCCAAATGACGGCTTGAAAATCTCGCCGGAAAACCAACCTTTAGACAGGGGGTTATCGCTCGGATTCATTCGTTCACCCCATGTTCATCCATGCAGGTATTGCATTCACATATCTCATCCACACCGAAGTAGCGCCAGTATGTAACCATGCAAACGGCAGGGCTTTTGATGGCGGCTTCGTAGCCCATGATTTCAACGGCACTCATGCGAACAACCCCAGTAAATCTTGAACCTCATACTGAGCATTAGCCAACTTCTCATCAGTCCAGCCTATGCTTTTCAGTATGCGTATGTCATTTGCGAGAGTGCCGGTTTTATCCTTCTCAATCAACCTGTTTATGTATTCTGTTGGACTCATGCGACCACCGCCACTTCACGACCCATGAAAATATCCCATATTGCGAGTTGGTTTCTGTGTTTTGCTATTGCCATTGCCTCGTTATACTTATCCACATGATATGAGTAGTCGAGATGTTGGTTGCCGGAGTTATCAGTCCAAACACCCACATAAAATGTGCGAGTTTGGTTAAGGATTCGAGGGGCTTCAAGCATGGCTTTCACAGTGGCTCCGGTGATGCTTGGGTTGAACAGCGTGAGGTCTCGGTCAAGCAGGGCATCAGTCCCTCTATGCGAGGCTACCCAAAATCCCTTCGTCGCCCCAGACCGGCGTAAAATGCCGTCGGCCAACCAATAGGTGCCGTCCTTTATGTTATCGAGACTCAGTGAGCCTCTCGCTTCGATTTCATCCGTTTGGGTTGTCATCAAAGTGAAATGTGAGGTTCCCGCTATATTAGCATTCTCCCCCTACACCTGCTACTTAAAGAGGTCACTGCTCCCCTGTTTGCTGGCCCTATGCGTAAGTGTGTGTATATGCGTCATGTATGGATGTGTATGCGGAACGGGTGCGAAAGTAGAGCGTTCTCGCACATACGCATTATAAGGTGTTTGGTTTTTGGCGTAATCGAAACACTCGCATATGATGCGTGAGCCTACCCATGCACATACGATTGCCCCGTTTTTTGGCGTAATCGGAGTGCTTTACGCCTGTTTCCGCACATATGTTCGCTTTTTCGCCTGTATGGGGGCTTTTTCGTATGCCCTAAAACCTCACCTGTTCGTGTGTGTGTATGTGTGTGTGCCTTATGAGCATTTTGATTTGGATTTTTTTAGGTGAAAATCCGCTCTCCTAATACGCATGCAGTGGGGGATTCAGTCTTAAGACTGTATGTGCATAGAGAGCCTCGATTTTAGTAGTGTATGACGCATGTGTGTGTGCGGGCGTGAGTGTTTGGATTTTTCGCCGCCAAAAATCGCTCTCCTTAGCACATGTGGTTTAGTCTTAAGTCTTAAGACTATGGGGGGGAGAGAGAGCATCTCCAGTCGTGCGCAATTATGCCCCTATGTAATTGATAGCACCTACCCCGCCGGTATGCACTGTCCTCTCGCTGATTAAAAAAATGAAGCGTATTTGTATAGCGCACGCCTGCGCATCTATCGTGGGTGGTTCCTCAACCGTCGGGTTAAAATGCCCGTCATCCATTTGGTATTTTTGGCTTGGCATTTGGATTATGCTTACTGGCAACAAGCACATGCGAGGGGGTGCTCACGCGCCGCCTTACAGTCTTTGCACAGAATCCAATTTGTTCCTGTTTGAATGCAACCGCATTCCCATTCGTTTTCCATTTTTGTTATACCTCCTGTTGGAGTGTGATGTGAGAGGAGGTGTTGGGCACCACCCCCCTCCGAAGAGAGGGGCAGTGCGGCTACCCTTTCGGGAACGGTATTGCCGAGTTATCTGCGACATACCGATATACTGGATTACCAATGAGACATCAGTTGCTTGGGTATATGCCAAAACCAGTGCGACCGCCGACTGTCGACGGGAACACTCGCTTTTCCATATCCCGAACAGATTCCATGAGACCAAAATCAAAGTCATCGGCTGTTGGTGCCAAGTCTTCGATGTATGGTATCATGTGGCTGTTGGGCATAATGCCAGTGTCATCTATCAAATGATACACAGTTGAACAGATTTGTTCACTGGCTATGGTTGCACATCGGCGTGCGGCTTTACTTGTAGCCGCATCCAATATCTCATCAAGTAATGCTATGTGTGCACGCAGTAGCGTAGCATACAGTTGCATAATTTGTTGCTTGTATTTATCCATGTTTGTTTTCACCTCCTTTCCTGTGGGGGAATGTGATGCCCGAAGGCGTGAATGTGAGTGCGTATTTGTAAACCGCTCGCCAGCGGGGGCCTCTCAAGGGGCCGAAGCCCCAAGAGTAGGCGGCAACCTCAATCCAGCGGATTAAGGGAAGGTCTCAACAGATGAAGAAACAATCAATACAGTGGATTACCGAGTTGGTCGGTCGGCACCCAGTGGTCGTCGTATGGTTCGTCGGCAAAGTCAAAGTCGGACTTGGACTTTTGAGGGTCGAAGTCACCGAGCATTAGCATGACCTGCATGTCCGTGTTGGTGGTAGGGTCTACAGGTAGACCGTAGATGTAGTTGGGCAGGTAATACTTACTGCCGTTTGGACGGACGCCTTCATGTGTGTAACCATCGTAACCGTGATAGTCGTCAATTGCTGGAAAACCAGACATGCTCATAGCCGCCCATGCGTCATACAATGCCTCGTTGAGCAACATGTCGTCGTATTCGTATTGCCAATCGGAGTTGCGCTCCGTTGGACTGAACACGACTGCACAGTTATCCGCATTACCATCGGTTTTACCCTTTGGCTTTTTGGACTTGACGCTCAACTGTCGAGTCTTGTTGGACTTCGACTTGCCGCCACCTGTGAGGGTAGCGTATGTGCGCCACGAGTATGCACCGTATGCTGTGTCGGCACTACCTTTGATGTCACGACCAGTGATGCTACCGCTTGGGTCGATGGTGTATTCACGACCGACTGTGCATGCCCAAGAAGTCTTGAGGCGTGAGCCTTGAGACTTTTCGAGTATGTCGAGTGTCGATGCAACAACAACTGTTCCGGTGTTTGGATGGTCGAGTCGCCCTGCACACAGTGGGTTGCCACCATTAGACCAGAACTTGAGTGTCCCTTTCGGGTCTCGTGTGTCCGACCATATGAGTGACATTGAGCCATTGCAGGTCTCAACCACCTTTTCGATACCACCGACCGCAAGGGCGGCGGCAACTGCTTCACTGTCAACTGGGCCAGTAGGCTTACGCCCAAGTGCATGCCATACATCATCGTGGTTGTGAACCACTCCGTTGTGCACTAATGTCACTACCGCTACACCTTTGTTGTCATAACCAAAGTGCGGGTGTGCGTTTGCCTTGTTGTTGACACCGTGTGTTGCATATCGTGTGTGAGCCATAGCCCATACCGTTGACTTATCCAAGTGCTTGTTGACATGCTTCTTGAGGTAGACCGACGACGCCGGTGCCTTGAGATGCCACACATGCTTATCCTTACGCTTTTGCCACGCAAAGCCAGCCGCTTGACCGCCACGGGATGCGAGGTCGTTCCATAACTTCTTGAACGACCGCTTCGCCATGAACTTCTTTGAACCAGCGTGCATAGCACCTATACCGCAACCGACTACCAGTGCAACTGCACCCACGAGTGGTGCGGCTACAAAGAAGCCGAGGGCGAGTGATGCAATTAAGCCGGAGGCATAACATACCTCGACATACTGGTCGCACTCATAACATGAGGCTGTCATGTCTTCTGCATCAACATTATGTGTTTCGATGTGACATCCACAATCTACGCACTCGTAAGCCGCCGGAGCGAGGTGTGTGCCGATGTTTTGCATGACCTGCTGGTCATTTCCACCGACACATTCGTAGTGCACACAGGTGTGGCTATCGCACTCGGAACAAGCCCGAATAAGTTGAGAACCAGCGAGAACTGATGCACGCTTGTTGTAGTAGTCTACGAGTGGGTCGTCGTCAGCGAAATCCATGAATGCCCAAAGACCTTCAAGAGTCGGTGGGTATTGCATAATTCCGTCGAAGTTGGTCTCGTCAGCACATGCCAGTGTGAACTGATAGGTCAGTTCGACCCAGTTACTAATTTTCACTGGGTTGGTAGTGCCTTGATGTTGTCGATACTCGACAGTGCCAAAGTTACGGTTAAGTAGACTGTTGGTGTTCAAGTGGTAGTAACGACCCGCATTTTGAGATGCGTCATACATTGCTTCGTGAAGTGCCGGACCTGTGAGGGTATGCACTCTTTCGCACCAGTAGCCTTCGTCATTTGGATGACTTGACAATGGTGTATAACGAATGTTGATGTCGTGTTGTTCGTCTGGTATCTCCATCACATGATGTAATCTTTCGACCCGCTGATGTTCTACGGGGTTTGGATATGTGTTCGTCATGTGGTTGGCAGGCGCACAGTATTGACCGTGATGCCTACTTGATGAAACCAATTTGTTGAAAGCGGGTGTGAAGTGAGCATATGCCCAAGCCACACGGCCAGCAATCGCAACTGCTTGTCGTCGGGTAATTTGTCCTTCGTCACCGAATCTTGCTTCGGGGTCACGCAATCCGACATGCACATGGAGGCCAGTTGAACGGTCCACCCGTGTGATGTGTCGTAGTGCATTACATACCTTAGCAATCCATCCGTGATGTGCACCATCTGTTAAAGGGTGCGACACGACTTCAAAACCACCTGATGACAGCGAACCGTCGGTGGTGACTTTGGTGTAGAATGTGGTTTGACCCGCACTCCATGATTCGTCACGAATGCGGAATCTACTACCACGATAACTGTGTGGTAGAGCGGCATGTATTACCCGTCGCCTTTCAGCACGAGTTTTTATCCACTGACTTCGCCGCTTTTTCAAGGTAGCCAAGTATTTGTCCACATGTTTGTCACCATGCTGTGAACGCATGGTGTCAAGCCAGTTAGCGATACTGGTGTTTGGTGCTTCTTGGGCATGTTCATTACGAATTGCCTCAATTTCAATACCAACACGCATACGCATTGTTTCTTCTCTTCTGTTGGCCGCAAAGGTAACAACTACCGCACCCATGAGTGTAAACACCCATAGCATGCCGATAATCGCACCGATTGCGCCGTCTGCTCCGTTTATTGCATTTTCATACATTTTTTGTCCTCCGTTTTTATATGGGCCTTGCCTAAGCGCATTCCCCTCTCTTTTCTTGGTCTCTTTCAACCGCTCTCTTTCTTTGAGGGAGAGAGTTCGCTGGCGGTAGAGTCTCCGCCGCATTCTTGGGTCTGGTGTAGTCGGCAGTAGCCGAGGTGCGATTGCTTCTATCTACACCGGTGTGAATCGGATGTGGTCTCGGAGGTGGCCCGTAGGCCGGCTCGTCATTGACCATGAAGGGCATAGGTGCCGAGGCACCCATGCCGGAGTCACAGGAGAGAATATCGGAGAGGGGTGGATTCGGGCGAGGTTCGCCCTATCGGAAAAGCACCCGCTCCCCCACTGCATCATAGACACTCCGCCGGTTTATTCCCCGCATAGATACTCCCTATGAATGAAGTCCTAAGCCGATAATCTGGCATCGGGATAGTTATAATCCCGTGGAATCTATCCGAATGTGGCTCCCGTCACCGTTTGCCACTGTCATTCATAGTTCGCTACTAAATAGTGTCATCAGTCGGGCACGACCCGAATCTGATGCCTTGATTCTTGACCGCCTTCTTAGGGAATATGAATCCGTTATGTTCACTGCGGTCTCGTATGCCATATATGTCCTCAAGTAGGGTCTTAGGTCTACTGTCATTGGATTGTAAGCCGTCATCATTGAAGGGAGTCGGGTCGCCCCTGTCGAGAAGTGATGCTTCTCAACCCTTCGCTGATTGATGCTTTCAGTGCCTAATGTAGCCACCGAACCGGCATCCCGTCGATAGGGATGAAAGTCCATTGGTGGCGTCTTCAGCAACTCCGATGAAGTGCGAGTCATTCTCACACTGTCTGTCATATGTCCGTGTTATTCCCTTTGGGGGCACGACCATCCCTTCGCTATTTCAATATGCGTCTAATAGGTATTTAGAAACGGGTTCAAGAGTCCTCTACCCCACCTCTCAAAGAGAGGCAGTGCGAGGCTACGCAGTCCCTCCATATACCCGATATTCTGGGTTTTCCGAAGGACTCAATCAAGTGTTTTCGGTCTGTGGTGCCTCAAGAACCCTTGATGAATCAAGGGCCGTATGAGCGCCGACGGCTCCCGTAAGGGTAGACCGATTCTCGGCAAGTTTCGCTTCGGCTCCAACCGGTGTTGTTGGTTGAGCAAACAGTCATAGTGGGGTATAGTATATGAACCCACCTATAACAAAAATGGCTCGCAGTGCATCGAATAGCCGAAATTAGGGTGCCCTAAATCGTCGGCTTGACACAGGCCGCCGAACCCCCCAAAACAGCCCAAAAACGCACATTTCACGAATCCGAGCGAATTAGGGGCCATCGGTCACGCAGTCCATCGAATAGAGAAAAAGTGCTCATCAGGCCGGCACCAAATGAAAACAGCCGAAAAACAACAAAAACAAAGGGTTCATAACCTCAAACATCAACGGCAAAGCATGAGCGGAGTGCATCGAAAACTTGGACTTTTGGACAAGTCAAAATCTCTCTCCCAAGACCCCTCTCGGTCGTGGTTCCTTCCTAAGACTATAGACTAATATAACTACAGAGGCCAAGCGCCGAGTATCTCTCCCCAAGCGCATTTTCTATTTAACAGTCTTACACCGGCGGCGGGGCCATGCGTGGGGCAAACCCTGCTTACTCCAGACGGTAAACGAGCCATAGGGCAGTTGATATACTACCACTCCCTCGGAGTATCATGGCGAACCCCATAATAACACTGATGAAGCACTACGGAATAGATGAAGCGAAGCCTCAAGCATCGAAGCAACTACTCAAGAGAATTAAGAAGGACATGGCCCAATATCAGGCTCAAGGTCAAATGGCCGTTGAATGTGACAAAACCCACGATAGAACCACCACCAAAGGAGCAAAGCGTGAAACATTCCTTACAGGCCGTTATAGAGTCAAGAAAACTCAATCACTCATCAGTGGCAACTCATTAGGTCGTTCTACAGGCCCGATTAAGTTGGCCGGAGCAAACAAGCGAACCGGAGCCGGTAGAGAACATGGCGAGTGCGCCGGAGCATCAGCAAGAACAAAGACCGAACTCATACCAATGAAAGAAGTGCGAACCACTGAATACAAGAAGACAAAGACCGGCCCTTCAATCAATACTCAAGTTGAAGGTATTGTCATGGCCTACACAGCCCTTCTTGAGTTGCTTGAGTAGGTAGGTAGGACAGGCAGGGCGACGGCCCTTCAATCCGTCGGTGGTGGTGGCATATTCAATTGGGGTTTTGTAGGTTTGAGAATCTCTCTCCCTACGGCTCTCTCTCCCGCAATTTTCTTCCTAAGATAAGACTAATAAGACTATATACATACACGGGGGGCCAGTCCCCCCCAAACCCAGAGATTCAACCATGACCGACGGCTCGCCTCAATCATACTCAAATCATGTAAAATATGGGGGTAATTCGGTGAGTATTGATATAGTAGTGGCTCCCCATGTCGGAATAACCGACGAAGAAAACAGAAGAAGTCGGCCGACAAAATGGAGATATGAAAAATGATATACGACAAAGAACAAATGAACCGAGCAATGGGGATGCTTGACACAGTGCATACCATTGCACACAGTGTCGCATACCCTATGGTGAGCGAAGTCATTGAGACACAGGCCTCAATGATTGAGAGAATACAGGAAAACGAAAACAGCGTGGCTGATGTTGAGGATGCAATTGACAGCACTCAAAGAGCACTGTTGGATATGAACACCAAAATTGGTGAACAAATCCACGCTATCCTGTCCGAACAACAAAACACACCACAGATGGATTCGACCATCAGTGAGATGCAAGGTCGAATTGATGACCTTGAAGAAAAGGTAGCCGGTTTGATAGATATTCTATCATCCGTATGCAACCTTGAATGAGTTGTTCGCTCGCATACAGTAAACGGTTTAACCGATGCCGCTCCTTCACCCGCTTCGGCGGGTGGGGGTAGCCCCTCTCTCTCTTGAGGCCACGCCTTGTTCGATGAGGTCGCCAAAAACAAGGTATAGGGCACATATAGGGACAGCCAACCACCATGCGTTTTTTTGGGTAATTTTTTTTAGAAACATTGATAAGGTGGCGACCATACCATACTATTTAATGGACATAGATACCATACTATCCGAGCATAGCATAGAAGACCACCCAAGCCGACTCGCCTTCGCTCGATTCCTAAGCGAACATTACCCGTTCCTCTCCGTGAAAGGTTGGGAGATGCGGCTTATTCGGCATTGCGAAAGGAAAGCGTCGCCAACAAAGACGGGGACATACACATATGACGAGAAGAATGACAAATACACTACGCACTTAGGCACTGGGTCAATCACCATGTCGGGTGCAACGCACCGGCAAATTATGGCGGAGTGGTCTGCTGGTATGTCAACGGCGCAAATATGCCATACGCATAAAATTGCCGAATCTCACTTTAAGCAATACAAGCGTATTCATAAAATTACTCGTGGCTCTATCCCCGTGACAGGAGAACAACTGATGGAGGTTGACGACCAAGACGGACTAATTGATGACATTATTATCTCCCGTCGTCACACGCTCGCCGCCGACCTCGCAAAAGAACAGCATAAGCGAATGGCCGAGGACTCTAAGAACTGGAGAACACTCATGGATGACTATGTGGCACACATGACAACACTCACCAAAGCACCTAAGTCTGTGCCCAAAATCAAATTAACAAAGGCTAAGAACCCATATGCTCTCGTAGTATGCCCTACTGACTTTCATTGGGGTAAATACGGATGGGCTGATGAAGTAGGGGAGTCTTACAACTTTGATGAGGCACGACACCGATTGATGGAAAAGACCGAAACACTCGTGTCTCGTATCTCTACCAAGCCGGAAAAAATCTATGTTGGCGCAGGTTCCGACTGGTTCCATGTAGATAATGATGCTGGACTTACTACTCGTGGCACACCACAGGATATGTGCGCTACCCCCGCTGAAATCTTAATCACCGGATGTAAATTAGCCCGTGAGCACATTGACCTACTGCGTCAAGTCGCCCCTGTTGAAATCATAATGATGGCAGGTAATCACGACCGCCATTCATCCCTCGCACTAATGATGTATCTATCCGCCGCATACGAGGGCGTTAATGATGTTGATATTGTTATTACACCGAACAATCGTCGTTATATCGAATACGGCAACACGCTACTTGGCTTCACACACGGTGACGGTCTCGGTAAAGTGTCTCTCGGTTCTCTTATGGCTGTTGAGGCCCGTGAACTATGGGGAACAAACGAACATAAGGTTTGGTTCCACGGTCACCTTCACCACCAACGCATGCACGAAAAAGACGGGTGCCTCATTATACAGATGCCATCCCTCGCAGGGCATGACCGATACCATGCACGCTCCGGCTACACTACCAGTAAAGCCGGTCTCGCCGCATATCTAATTGATTACAAAGAAGGCTACATTGGTTCTCTCTTTGCTCCAGTATCACATGAGTGAGAGTTATGCCAGCCAGTCCTTTACATAAAAAAGAACGACAGTGCCAAACCTGCGGCCACACTACGACTGCTCGATATAACAGTCATAAAAAATGGTGCCCTATTAAAAAGAAAATGATATACTGTGGGTATATGCGGGTGATTAGATGAGTATGCCCAACTTTAATTTTCAACGCTCCAAGTATGACATTAGACACTTTTATGAATGGCTCTCGCCCGAATACGAATGGGCCGACCACATAGGCGAATGGATGGAATTATACGGCGACCGTAAAGGTGCGGCAGTTCATCGTGTTTGTATTATCGCTCCCCGCTCACATAGCAAATCAGCAACACTGCGTGTCAAACTACTCCACATGTGTTTGTTTGAAGAACGCAACGGCAACCCTATGGAGGTGTGGTTATTTTCCGCTTCTATCCGCCAAGCAACAAACCGTCTTGAAGAGATTAAGACTGATATGCGCCGACATCCCGAACTACGAAAGTATCTCGATGAGCGCAAATCAAACAAGCAAAAAATCTCTTTCACCAACGGTGCTTGGATTCAAGCAACCGGTGTAGGTTCCGCTATTCGTGGTGAGCACCCTGCCGTAGTAGCCCTTGATGATGTCCTCGCTGAAATGGGGGATATGACGATGGACTCGGTGCGAGAGTGGTTCAAGAAAGTAGTCACTCCGATGCTTGACCCTCAAACCTCATTGTTCTGTGTAGGCACTCCTATGTCACACACTGACCTCTATCAAACCGAGATGCTATCAGAAAAGGCTAAAGAAGTGTGGCAATCCGGCGTATGGTCGGCATTCCCAAATTGGGATGAGCACCGAGAAAATCCAGAAGTAGAATTATCTCCACTTTGGCCCAAGTTCCGACCTACTACCTTTCTTTTGGAACAAAAAATCAGCATGGACGACGACCTCGCCTTCGCTCAAGAGTATCTGTGTAAGGTCGTGGATGATGATGCCCAAGTCTTCAATAGGCACCTCATCCGAAAAAACATAGACATAAGTGCCGAGGGAGGTTTCAATACTCAACTCGATGATGGTTCCCGTTTCATCCTCGGCTTCGACCCTTCGCATGGTATTGGTAAAGACTACTCCGTGTTAATATCATTACGCCAAGATGAGCAGGGCTATATCCACTTTGTTGATATGTGGCGTAAGAATGACTTTCCGCCGGATAAACAAGCCGATGTCATTATTGAATGGGCCGACCATTTCAAAGCACCAGTAGCCGCCGAAGATGTAGGGTTTCAAAGACTTTATGAAACAATTATCGAGCAAAAGGGCGCAGTATTAGACTACCGGCCCTCAAAAGCATCCAACAAAGGACTTAAACAGGGACTAATGAACCGGTTAAGGGTATGGTTTGAGCGAGAACTTATCGTTTTCCCGTATGCTACCGCCGATATGCGGAAAAAAATTGGCATTCTTCTTGATGAACTCGAAAACCATGTGTGGAAAAATGGAGAGATTGTAGATGTTGGCAAACATAACGATACGGTTATGGCACTGGCCCACGCAATAGACCAATTCAAAGCAAAGCGTTCCGACTTTATGCCTATGGCATCTAAAACGACAAGCATGGGTGGATGGTCCAAAGACAAAAAACCTACTAAAACTCCAAGAAGTAGAGGTTCCGGCGGAAAATATGTGCGCTTTGGGGCGTAATGTTAAAGCCTCGCATGAAAAAATACCAAACATGAGTCCAATGATACACCCATTCTTAGCCGTTTATGGACTTATAGTTATAGAATGTCTCTTTTGGATTGGAGTGGCCTACTTCATATATAAAAGAAAAGGAAAGAAAAAAAGCATTTGGCACGAGTGATGTTCATATAACATACCACATGTGGGTAAATCATGGCGTGGTGGAATCCATTTTCAAATCGCATTGTCACGGCAACCGAGGAGCCTGTCATTCCTCTTAGAACTACGGCAAGTCGTAGAGGGGATAGTCCCTTTGCGGTCATGGCCGCTGGCATTGATGAAATTGTAAAGAATACCGAAGCACTGCGTGGTGCTTTCGACCATACAAATGAGTTCGACCTATACGACGACATGCTCAACTACGACCCCGAACTTAACGGCGCAGTCCGAACTATCAGTCTTACAGCAAACAAGTATCAAATCATAGGCGGCAAGAACGCCTCCATTAGAAACGCAATCAAGACTCTCACCGAAGAGACACTTGACTTTGACGACCTGCTTATCAACGGCATGCGAAACCTCATGGTCTACGGCAACGACATCTCAAAGTATGTTGGTAAGACTGGAGTTGGTGTGACAGAACTACAATCACTACCTATTGCTCAAGTCACTATTATGGATGACCGAGTAGCCTCCACACAGACTGACAAAGAAAACGCTATTATGAAAGCGGAAAAGTATTTGTTGCGAGAACAAGTCCGTGACCCCCAAACATTTTCGGCTGACGAGATTCTACACATACGAATTGATTACCGCTCCAATTGGCTTCGTGACCGCTTAGGTCGCTGGACTTATGGTGTTTGGGGCGCATCCCGATTTACCGCTCTCAAACAAGCCATTCGTGCAAAATACAACAGCATGAACAATCGTATCGCTCTTGAAGACTCTCTTACAAAGCAATACATTACTATTGGCCCCGAAGCAGTAGAAAATATCAACGACCCCGACGAAGCCGAGGCTCGCCTTAACTATGTTATGGATTCAGTAGGAACTCTACTTGATGGCCTACGCTCGGACCAAGTGCCTATTCTCCCCCACTATGTAAACATGGAGTTCGTTGACCTCAAGAATACAGTGCCCGATAACTCCGGCTTCTTAGATTCGGTCAACGCTGACATTTCATCTGTTCTACATGTGCCAAGAGTAAGTATGGGTCAAGAGCGGGGTTCTACCTTTGCCGCTACATACAATGCGAGCCAGTGGTCGGTCCAAGCAATTCGCCGTCTACAATCTATTCTCGCTCAATCTATGCAGGCATTATTTTCTAAGCACTTAGAACTGCTTGGTATTGCACACATCAATGGTGATTTACCAAAGGTTATGTTTGAACCAATGGATGAAGAATCCCCATTTGAGCAAACACGCCGAGCAAGTATGGCATTTGAATCGGGAATCACTACTCTTAACGAAGCACGATTTGAGTTAAGTCTACCTGCTGAAAAGGCCAGCGTTGGAAAACAACGATATAAGGGGCCGGCCTCCGATAGTAATGTAGGAGAACTGCCCCGTGACAACGAAAACAAACCGCCCGAAGAATCCGAAAGTGACACTGGAGGAATATGAAATGATGAAAAATAAAGATACCTTTAACGACCGTATGGTTAAGCGAACAGTTCTACCTGCAATTTACCTTTGGCTTCTCGCCGCCGGCGCAGTAGTAGGCATGGGTATTGTTCATCCCGATGTTGTCCTCACCAACCTTGACGGGTTTATCGCACTTATCGCAATCATCAGTGGTGTTTCGGCACCAGCCCTACAAACAGTTCTTCGTATGTGGGAATCCGAACAAACAATTGAGATTGACAACATGGGTGTTGAAATGGAACACGAGCGTATTCGTGATGGATTGCGTAAGCAACATATGATTGAACTTGAAAAGTCCGAGCAAATCCACCAACAACAAATGTTAATGGCCGCTCAAGAACATTCTCACATTGTTGAGAAGCATAAAGAAACCATTGTAAAATTAACACCTGTTCATAAGATGAGCGAGGAGTGATTATCATGCCAACACCAAAACCAAATGAAAGTAAAGATGACTGGATGGACCGGTGCATGGGCGACAGTAAAATGGTAGATGAGTTTGGCAACCCTGCTCAAAGAGCCGCAGTATGCAATACATACTTTGAGGACAAAGGTAAGGAAAAGACAGCATCACTTGAGACAGTAGAGGCTTTACAATATGGTAAGCCCGATAAAGATGACGCACGAAAGACCCCTGCTAAACCAAGCGAGCGTCGTAAAGGCTCTAAGAAAAACAAAAAAGACTCAGCGAGCAAACCTAACGATTCAATCAAGATGAGCGAGTCAACTGAGGCCAGCATTCGTAAGTTAATGACAGAACATAACAAGAAAGACAAGGGTAGCAAAGCCTCTATGGGTATGCTTAAATCAGTCTTTCGTAGGGGTGCTGGTGCTTTCAGTAGGTCACATGCTCCCAACATGTCAAGAAACGGTTGGGGTCTTGCACGAGTCAAAGCATTCCTTTACCTTTTGCGAAACGGTAGACCATCCAACCCAAATTACAAGCAAGACAACGACCTACTGCCCAAGTCCCACCCTCGTGCTGACGAAGAGTATGAAGATTGGGGCGAGCCAATTATTGCCGCCGAATATCAAGGGCGCAAAGTTACGCTTAATAAACCATTCCGAACAAAGGGTGGTCCAAAGAAGTTCGCAGTGTATGTTCAAAACAAAGCCGGTCGAGTTATTATTGTTCGATTTGGCGACCCCAACATGGAGATTAAGCGTGACGACCCTAAGCGTCGAAAGGCATTCCGTGACCGCCATGACTGTGCAAATAAAAAAGATAGAACAAAAGCCGGCTACTGGTCGTGTCGTCAATGGTCTACAAATAAAGTAGAAGCCAATGATGATATATCAAACGAAACAGTCGAAAGTAGTATGGGCGGATGTGGCTGTGGATGCACTGGCGAATCAGTCGAGGCGGCTGAACCTAAGCCAACATCGGACGAAACACACGACCAATACATGTCCCGCTGTCAAAAGATGGGTTACTCCGAGGCTGAGTGCATGAAGGCTCATGAAGGTCATAAGTTCAAAGACCAAGACGAAGCACATGATGACGAAAGCCACGAAGCATACCACGACGATGAAAAGAAAAAGAAGTATGCCTCCGAGTGCGACACCGAATGTCCTATTGGACAAGAAATGGTTGACGGAGAATGTATTCGTATCGCAGTAACCTGTGATATTGAAATTGAAAACATCGAAACAAGAATCGAAGCGAGCACCGGCAAAAGCATTATGCGAATTAGTGGTATTGCATTTACTGATGGTATTAACAAGAACTCATGGGGAGTTCGCCCTGCTCTCGCACAGCGACTCGCTGATGAAATGGTAGGTGCCGATGTTACACTTAATCATCCTAAGTCCGAGATGGGTAGGTTCCGTCGAAACATGGATGGCGGAGTTGACGAAGCCACAGTAGGCGTTGTCACCGAAGCATCATACCACGCTACTAAAAAAGGCTACCAAGTTCGATATGTAGCCGAAGTTCACAGAACAGAACTATTTGCTTCTCTTGAATCCGGTCTATGGATGCGCCCTCAATACGGGGTATCTATTGGCGGAACTGGAGTGCCAAGTGAAATAGTCGAGGCTGACGAAGATGGCGGTCGCCCTACTATGTGGTTCGCTGATGACTTTGAGTTCGACCATCTCGCCATTGTTCACAGGCCGGCTTATTCCGAAGCGAACATAGAAACAGCGGAAAAGGTGATTGCCAATGAAACCTTTATGTATCAACCCGAAAGTAGCACTGATTACTCGAAGGTGAATAATATGACCGATGAACAAATTGAATCAACCGCATCCGATATGGAAGCACTACAAGCCGAACTCGTTTTGCGAGAAGCAAAAATTGCAGAATACGAAGCCGCTGACCTCGCTCGTGCTGAGGAATCAAGACTCGCTCTTGTTAAGAAAGCATCCGACATGGGCCTCAAAGGTCACGACGACTTCTCAACAGAAACATTGAACTCCGTTATCGCATCTTGGGAATCCTCCCGACCTGCGCCAGTTGAAGAAGCAGTTGTTGAAATGACACCTGCAACTCCAGCAACCTCCGAACCAGTCGAGGCTTCCGAAGAATCCTCCGAACCAGTTGTCGCCAACTACCTAAACGGTAAAGTTGTCGAATCCTCCGAATCCCTCTATGCACGATGCTACAACAGTTGGGCAAACGCCTACAATACTGTTATGGCTGGAGCCGATATGCAAAAGGCTAAGTTATACGAGGAACTACAATAAATAAAGGTGATTTAAATGAGTGCATACAGTGGACAAACCCCCGTCAACGCAAAAGATATACAGAACACATTCGCAAGCATGGGCTTGCTGGTGAAATACAACGCCGCAGGTATTATGATAACTGCGAGTGTTACAGACAAACCAATCGGTGTAACAATTGATGAATCAAGCCGTGGTGTCGATGGCACCCTTGAAGCGGCTGGAACCGGAACTGTTTCAATCCTACCTCTTACCGGCGTGCAAATGATTAAGTGCGTTGGTGGCGGTGCTCTAAAAACTGGAGAAGCATTGTATGTTTCACAGACTGCTGAGGCTGACGGCCATGTGCACACCACAGCATCCAACTCTGCTACCTTCGTCGGATATTACTTCGGTGAAGATGGCATTACCCCTGCCGCTGGCGACCTAATTCCTGTCTTCTGTCGAGGTGCCCACATTTGAGGCTGACTGAAAGCATGATAAAAATAAATGGAAGTGAATAATATGGCTAACGAATCCTTAGAACAACTATTGAATGTAAGTGCCGCTACTGGACCTTTTGGAAAGGGCGACGCAGTGCTTGAACAAACCCTCCGTGACTTTATCCAACTTCAATCTACTACGATTGCTGTCGGAACTCAAGTCGTTGGTGTCCGAACTGTGCCGTGGCTTACCTTTACTTGGTATAGCGGTGCAACAGGAACCTTCACCTACCCTCTCGATGATAACGCAGTCGTTGACCCAACCAAGATTGGAACAGCAAACTACTCCGTCAAACTCGAAAAGGGACAAGGCCGATGTGTTTTCCTTGACTCCACACTACTTCGTGGCGAAACATGGGAAAACATGAACCGTCAACAAATGGCAATCGTGCAAGCACGAGCCGATTTGATTGACAACCACATCCTCGCTAAGTTGCATGCTGGTGCAGGTCAAACTGCCGCCGCTACTGCGGCTTGGGGTGCTGGTGGTGCTGATGAAGAACTCGACATTCTTACTGGAATGGATAAAATCTTTGAGAACGCTCGTGTTTCCGGTAACGAACCACTCGCTCTTATCCTCCCTGCATCATGTCGTGCTCAAATGTTGAACACTCGTCTTTACACGAATGTTCTCCAATCTCTCCAAGAGCGTTTGAACACCATGATTAACTTGACAGTCTACTACACCCGTGACTTCGGTGCAGGTGGAGCAATCGGTAGTGACGCTCTCCTTTTGATTGGTGGAGCACAGACTGCTGAGTTTTTCCAATACAACGGTGACGGATTTACCGAAACAGAACTTACTCGAATTGAAGGTGTCGGCTTCTCATGGCTTCTCACCTCATACATGGGTTCAGTGATTCACGAGATGCAAGATGGTGCCGCCTCCGGCAAGAACAATCGTATCTTTAAAATCACTGGAGTCGTTTGATTACTGGTGATTTTCCTTGAATAAGGCTCAAATCATAAAGAGACTCAAGGCTAAAGACATCCCAGTGCCGAAAGGCGCAGGTCTCGATGAATTAAAGCATCGACTTGATACTTGGGATGGTGGCAAAGGCTACCTCTTTAGACTCGCTATCCCCCCTTCTCGTAAGGGACTGGATAATCCAGCCCATCTACTTGAGTTCGGTAACATTTACTGGGTTCCCAATAGTAGATTTGCTCGACTAATTGCCGAAACCCGCTTGGTCTTTATCATGGGTAGAGAACTTAACGCACCAAAAGGTGCTACTCTACTTGATGTTCCAAAAGACTTTAACGACAGATGGGGAATAGGTGTAGATAATGGCAGTGACGAGTGACAACATTCGAGATGTCCTAAACAGACCGAGAGGTTTGAATGAGGGCACCATAACCGAGATGATTTCAATTCGGACCAACGAGGTAAATAAAGTCGCTCGTGGAACTTCATACGGAGTCGGAGCGAGTCAAGCACCAAGCACTGACCTCAAAGAAGGAGCAATCAAAATGTTGGTCGCTCTTGACTGCCTTAACATACTCATAGATACTGTCCCGTCATATTATAGTGAAGACCAGCAAAGGGTATATGACAGGCGTTTTCAACAACAGATATTGACTTTTCAGCAAAGGGCTGACGAGGCACTGGCTTTGATTACTGACTTAGGAACTGCAACCTTTGCTACTGGTAATTCAAAGACCCGCCTTGTATGAGTTGATTAAATGGCTGATAGATACTGGGTTCAAAATGGTGGCTCTACAAGTGCCAATACTGCTTCGGCTTGGAACACAGCGGCTAATGGGTCGGGTTCAGCCGGCATACCTTCTTCAAGTGACAATGTGCATATAGGTCATCCCGACACATTAACGGCTGACAAAGGTAATGCCACCTGTCTGTGGGATTTAGCACTTACTCTTGGGGCATTTACTACATACAGTGGGTATAACACCGCCACTACTACATCTACTCTTATTTCATTTACAGCAGGGCAAACTATAACACATGCTAATACCAACTGGGCCGACTTAGGTTTTAGAGTTGGTATGCAAATTGTAGTATCGGGAGCGAGCACTGCCGCCAACAACGGAACTTTTGATATTGCCGCTATTTCATCTAATACAATTACTACTACTCAATCAACCCTGCAAAGTGAATCAGCGGGGCAATCGGTCACAGTTCTCGCCACTATTAAATTAGCCATGAATGAAAATATAACTACTGGTAAGTTCACACTTGATACAACAATGAGAAACTCTACTGGTTCAAATAAAACCATTACTCTAAGCGGCGGCTATCCTTCGGGCACTGGTAATCGCTATGTTCTTAACGGTGAAAACGCTGTTATTGAAAACCAAGACATTCTTACATACACATTCAATACTTCGGCAAACGGAACAGGTGCTATGAAGTTCGATGATGGACCATACCCTAATATGACAACAGCCGGAACATCCTACTTTAATCCAGAATACTGCATACCTACCTCTACCACTCATGGTGCGGCTACATTCTACTCTATGAATATAGGCTCGGCATCTACATTTCAAATGGGTAGTGCAACAGAAACCTCTACTCTAAACGCAACTAAAGTGTTTGAGATTCTAAACACATCTACCTTTGCTATTGGGGGAACTACATTTGATGCTGGATTTTCTACCTTTGCATTTACTATGAATGCTACCGACTGGACTATCCCCGTCACAGGAGATACTACATTCGGCACAGCACCATTCGTTTGTAGGTTCTACAATCTTATTCTACGCACCCCCGCTACGGCAGGGTTCAAAGCCTTGATACCAAACAATCGCACTCTATCAGTCAACAGTCTCACAGTAGAGGCTGACGCAGTTCTCAAGGGCCACATCACAGCAGGTAGTGGGGCAACAAGCACTATTTGTTCTGTCCGTAGGCCAGTCATCAAAGGGTCATGGAACTTCTCTCAATTATCCGACGGAGTATATGTCTCACTTATGTCCGATACATTCCCGATTACTCCCTCCGATGGCCCAGTGGGTAGGGTGCAACTATCAAACGCCGGAGGCACATTCACCTCCAACGAAAAACTGCTATGGACCTCCGCTACATCGACACTACTTGTTGATGGTAAATTAACTGTTACCGGTCTTATTGACCCGACAGGTATGGAGTTCACCGCTGTTGGTGCTAATCCATCATCCGCTAATCCAGCAAAAACAATATGGGTGAACAGTGGCGACTCAAACAAATTATACTTTGGGTCAAGCGAAGTAGGTGGTGGTGGCGGTAGTGGAATTACTGCTCTTACAGGAGATGTAACCGCCAGTGGCTCCGGTTCAGTGGCCGCTACTATTGCTAATGACTCAGTTAATGACGACAAATTAGCCAACGCAACGCTCGCTAAAGTTGATGGTGCTTTACCAAAAGCCGGAGGAACGATGACCGGCGAGATTGAGGCAACGACAATCACCCTTAACGCTATACCCGCCGACCCTGCCACCGACGACAAAGTTCGCATCGGTGAGTCGGGTGGCTCAAGCAATATGTTTCAAATACAGACTAATAGAGGCAATATCCAAATTGGCCGCAACTCCGGTGCGTATGCTCATATTTATACAGATGCCGACCAATTTTATTTTAGCAAACCAATTTTGGTTGATGGTGGGGGTCAAGTATTCGCCTACAACGACGGGTTGTATCTCGGAACAGGAACAAGTGCTTCTGGTGGAACAACAGCAATTACTGTTGCCAATGGCTCAACCGACATAACCGTAGCAGGTAGCATAGCAGTAGGAGGCACAGTTGATGGTATAGACATAGCAACAGATGTTGCCGCCAACACAGCAAAAGTTACCAACGCTACACACAGTGGCGAAGTTACAGGGGCAACCGCTTTAACTATTGCTGACGATGTAGTAGATGAGGCAAACCTCAAGGTATCAAACAGTCCCACCAACGGCTACGCACTCACAGCGCAAAGTGGAGCGACCGGTGGTTTAACTTGGGCCGCTATGAGTGGTGGAGGTAGCGCATTGGAGTTCGGAGAGTGGCGTATGGTTAATCACAACCCCTCAACATCCTCAAGCAATGACTTTAACAGCAACACAAGATGGGTTGCGGATTTAGCCGATACGAATTATTGGACTCAAGCGACTACATCAAGCGACCATACAAGTATTGTATTACACTCCGATGGCTACCTTACTTTAGCCGCTAATGGTATTTACGATGTATGGTTTTCGACTGATATTTTCGGACACGGAACAGGTGCCGCCAACATTGATTCTTTTGTTGAAATATCAACAAACAATAGTGGGGATAGACGCTATGCTACTACGAGAGAAGTATTTAGAATAAATGGTGTGCAGGTAAAATACAATCACCAAACAACAGCAAAAATTAGAACCGGCGGTTCGGCAGTGAACATTTATTTTTCCGCTTATCTTAATGGGTGTGGGTATTACCTCGCCTCATATAACGACTACCGAACATCAGTAAAAGTAATTAGATTAGGTGATGCTTGATGACAACAATAAAAGAAAAATTAGAAACAAGATTCCCCGATGAAGATTGGTCGTTTATGGATGACGATACCTGCTTCAATTACTTTAGGGGGCAATACCATTTAGGCTCAAATTGGCCTGTCGGATTACCAGCATGGAGTTCCGATGAAATCAAAGCATTCTTGGAGAGTTAAATATGAACGATAAAAGAAAAGGAAAAATAATCTATATCCCGCCCGAAAGATGTTATACAAATGTGAACATTGAAAAGACGGACCACGGCTACGCAGTATATAGGGTAGGCGAATCCAAGCCGTTTTCGTTCATCCCGACATCCGCTGTGAAGCAAATTGAATATAAGGAATGAGATACATGGACATTGAAATGATTATACTAATTGCCGCTATCGCCGTCGGTCTTGGACTGGCTGGCTACAAAGCATACAAAAAATTGATGGCTGACGGAAAGATTACTCTTGACGAAGTTCTTGACTTGGCCGAAGACCTGAAAGATATTGTCGAAGATTTACCTTCGCTATCCTCCATTAAGAAAATGAAAAAGGCTGAGTTGATTGCGCTTGCCAACGACAACGGCCTCGCAGTTGATGGGACAAAGGCTGACCTTATCTCCCGACTCGAAGAAGCAAAGAAGGTGATTGAAGATGTCAAGGAGTGAAGATGACAGACTCGATGAATTAGACGACCGAGTTCGTCTACTTGAACAAGCAGTTCTTGAGTTATCGACTATGGCTAAATACATTAAATACGCCGCTATCGCCCTGTTCGCTTCCTTTGGTGTTGATGTGCAGGGGGTCATGTAATGACATACTGCACCAACACTGATGTAGCAATCCGCCTCGGACTTGACTCAGCACAGAAAGCAAGAGCGGCTACTCGCATTACAAGCGCAGTGAGTCGAGCCACTATTCAAATAGACCAAGAGTTTCGTGACTACGGTAGAGCCGCACCAACTGGTGCTACTGGTAACATGGCCGCAGTCCTCAAAGAGATATGCGCTGACCTATCCGCATCTATTTATCTTGAAGATGAATCAGCATTTCATCAAGCCGGTGCTGACCCTGTTCGGTCCAACATCCTAAGAATGCGAGGGGTTGGGGAACTCCTACGGCTTGCACACTTAGGAACGGTGTCTTGATATGGTCGGTCTTAACATTGACATGACAACGGACTTTGCATCCGTTCATTTTAAAATGTCCGATGCCCCATTTAATTCGATGTCGAAGAGAATGGAAAAAACATCAGGCGAGATTATGGCGAGAGCGATTAAAGAAGTCCTACGAGAAGAAGTAAGTCAAACGCAAAGCGAGTTAATCCGTGATGCAGGTCCGAAGTTGAGGGCTATGGCTGGCATAGTTGCCGACTCACTCATAGTAGAAGTAGGTAATAATGCAAATAACGAAGCCGAAGTTCGCTTTGGTTCCGACCCAATAGACAACGGTGGTGTTGAAGGAACTCGTGGTGGTAAATTAGCCGCTATCCTTGAATACGGAGTGCGACCTTTTGAGTATGGATTTACATTCAAGACTATTAAGAACTCAACATCTTGGGGTGCTATTGGTGGAGGATTCATCAACGCTAAGACAACAGGTAATATGGTTCACGAAGGATTTGAGCCTATGGACTGGTTGAGTAAGACTCGTGATAGAGCCGCTCCTAAAATTGAGGCCCGTATCAAAAGAGCATTAGAGGAGGCATACGCATGAGCATAGCAACAACAACAGAATACTGGACCAGCCGGATGAATGGAGGAGACCCGTCTTCTCTTACGGAGTTCGGACAGGACAACACATCATTTACTCTCACAGGCACAGGTTCCGATGGTTCAGCCGTTGGAGGGGCTTGGCAAATCGCCAACGCTGGTAGCGGTCAATACTGGGCCGTTACTCCTACTACCAATGACTACACGATAGTAGCGTGCTTTAAGTTTACGAGCACACCTACCGATAATACAGTTCTCATGGAACTTGACAACGGCACCCATAAAGCACAGGTAAAAGCCGCAGGTGACTTACAGACCCTAAAGTTAGTAGGTGCCACCACAGTAACTAAAACAGACCTTGATTTGGGGCAGGCCGATTCATTTGATTCAGTGCCTATTATGATTCGCTTGACTCTTACCTCGGCAGGTGTAGCCACTATGTATTGCCGAGAGATTATCGAAGACGACACAGGCGTGGTAAATTATCTACAAGTTACCGGAGCGAGTGGCTCCAGTAAGACAATCAAGTGGGGCAACGACAGCGGCACAGTGCTATGGAACAATGTTTATGTTTCAACATTTGGCGCATACAGTCCCGACGAACTATCGACCTCCCCATTCGTCACTGATAGTCTTATGCGTATGGCCCTGTCAATCGTAGAACTACTACAAAACAGTAAGAGATTCTATCTCAAGAATCAAGTTGGTGACGCATCAATTCTATACGGATATGACATCTCATCTCAAATGATTTCACGCATCCCCCAACCTTCGGTTCATGTCATTCTCCGTAAGTTGGACTCGCCCGACTTTACCAGTCTTGGTGGCACTCGTATCGAGCAGAACTATACAGTCATTATCTTTATTACGACAAGGGGAACTGATTACAAAAATGCTTACCGCATGGGCTTAGAGATTGCTGGAGATTGCTTCGATGAACTCTACACGAACACTGGACTGAAAGGTAATACAGACAGTCTTACTAACTATGAAATCAACTTTGATACCAAGATGGATAACGACGAAGTGGTATGTGTTCACCGGCTCGAAGTCACCTATATGCGTCGCCTAAATATGCTACATCGGTGAAACCCTTAAGTGTCGGCCCACTCGTAGCCACTACTAAGGTGAATCTATATGACATCTAATTTTGTAAACCGATATGTAAGTATTACTCCCGAACACACTACCATAAATGGCACACGCTCGTATGGAATAAAGTCGGCTATGACCGCCTCCAATGCTATATTTGGAGAAGTTGACGACGAATCACTCGCATACAACTTTGACTTAATGACTCGTGCTGACATGTCTCGCTATGGTGCCGCTAAGTCGGTCAATGGCAAAGAATACTCCGAGGGTGGACTTAACCTTGTTATGCAACCCGACGACACACTCGGTCTTTTATTATACGCTTTGTATGGAGATGAGTATGCGGATGACGGCACAGTCTTAACTGCGTCAACAAGCCCTGCGGCAACTGGCTACACTGTGTCGTCTTTTACTCACACATGGAAAGAGGTGAGTGGACTTATACTTCCTTCATTTACTATCGAAGTTGGTAGAGAAGAAAAGGAGCACACATACACTGGTATGTGCCTTCAATCTCTTTCAATCTCCGCATCCCACGGAGAATACGCAACAATCTCCGCTGACTTTACCGGTAAATCCGAATCGGCATTGTCCCCTCTTGTTACACCTACCTTCGGTGGTGCCGCACTTGACGGATTTCACTTTGCCGAAGGAACAGTTAATTTTTCCGATGATGGGGTCGCTTCTACTACCTCCCTTAATGTTAAGTCAATCAGTCTTGAGTTCAACATGAATCTTGACACTGATGCGGCTTGTTCAATCGGTAGCCGAACCTACCGCCGACAGCCTCAACCACAGATGCGAGAGATTACAGGAACAGTCGAGTTCTCTACTTCTCAAGATTCAGTGTCCGAATCCAACACACCCGACTACGAAACCGCACTATCAACAGGTGGTAAAATCTTTGACGGTGCTACCTCTCACCCAGCAGTTCGATTGGATTTCAATAACGGCAATCAAAGTCTTCAAATCGCTATTCAAAAGGTCCGATGGGAGGCACCACAGTCAAATGTTTCGGGTCGAGATACCTCTACTCTTACAATGTCATTTGTCGCTTTGGTAGATGTTACAACTGGCGTAATGTGCCAAACGGTTTTAGCACTTGATGACCCATCCTCTGCCCTCGCTACTGGTATTAAGTATTCACAGGCTTGAGGTGATTTAATTGCCAGTCAATGACCCAACAAAGTTAACAACTCACACTATATCCGGTGAGATAACAACTATTGCCGCCGCTGTTCAAGTATATCTTAGAGCAAATCTCGCTACGGGCGACAATTTATACAATGTTGTATATTTGCGTAATGCTCAAAACCCAAATAGAGTCACTGCATACATACTCTTTGAAGACCAATGAGGTGATTAAGAATGAAGAATAACAAACCAATTAAAGGACAAGAACTCTCCGCACTACGAAAAGGAACAAAGCCTAAGTTGGGCATCCTCCCCGTAGTTGATACAAGGGTCGAAGCACCCGAACCAGTGGTCGAAAAGAAAGTAGTGCCAAAGAAGAAAGCACCTGCTAAGAAAAAGACAAGTAAAGCAAAGAAAAGTGAAGTGAAGAAAGATGACAGTGTTAAAGAAACAATTTGAAATAGGTAGCAAGAAAGTGTGGGTTCGACAAGCATCCGGTATGGAACGCTTGAAGTATGAAACCATGCTCGCAAAAACATTCCGAAAGTTCCGGCATTTTGGCCCGAACAACTTGGAATGGACCGAAGAACAACAAGAAGAGTTCCTCGTTGAACTTGAAAGCGTAGGTGGGGCTATGGAAGACCAAATCCGTGACCTTGTTCCTCCTTGTCTTATGGATGAGACAGACCTTAATCTCATCGACCGTGATACTCTCATGGATATTTTCGATTTTGTCCGTGGAACAGACGATGAGCCGGAGGGAGCAGTCCCTTTGGACTCTTGAGTAAAGTAGCACCCGCACTTTGCTCCTCCTATAAAGGCGTTCTCCCCTCGGACTTACTCGATAAGTATGCCAAGAAGGGAGGGATGAACCGATTAGAATATGACCTCGCATGTCTAAATACTATCCATGAGCAAATCCAAGAAAGCCAATCATCCTCTAATGATGGTGCTTCTATGGAGGCTCGTAGAAAGCAACGACGACAAAAGCGTGCGACCATATCCGACAGTGATGCAATCGCATTATTAAAACAACGGGGCATACCTGTGAAAGAATAGAGGAGGTGAATACATGACACGAATCGGAGCATCCCAAGTCTTTTTCAACATCGTGGCGCAATTCAACGCCGAGAAGTTGATTAAGGATTATCGCTCCATCAACACAGTTATGAAGGCTGTGTCTCTCGATACATTCGAGGCTATCCTCAAACCAATAGAAGGCTTAAGTCAAGGCATAAATCAAATCACCGACGAACTCGGTCCTCTACAAGAGGCTCTCGGTTTAGCCGCAGTCGAGTTCGAGAAGTTCTTTGGAACACTGCCCGAAATGGAGGCTATGCGTGATAGTGTCATGGAACTCGGACAGGAGTTCGCACAGACTGGAGTTGAGGCTTTAGCCGCAGGCTCTCGTGCCGCCCAAGTTGCTAATTTAATTGGTAGAGGGAATGTGCAAACACTTCAAAAGTTGGCGCTGACTTTGGCTGAAATCTCCGACCTTAACGCCGAAGAAGCACAGCGTGGCATTATTCAACTACACCAACAGACAGGTATGCTCTTTGGTGAAATGAACCGTGAATCGTTCCTTCGTTTATCTTTACAAGAGCAACAAAATGTGCTTGTTCGTGAAGGTGCTAAGGCCCTCGACGCACTGAACACTATTGCGAACCGCTCGGTTGCTCTTGAAGGCGACTTGGTTCGGGTCATGGGCACATTCGCCGCACAGGGTGAGTTGGTCGGTGATTCATTCGAGTTCATGGCGGCGGCATCCGCAACTCTACTCGAAGCAGGTGAAGAACAAGGAACTGCTGGTCGTGCCCTCCGTATGATGTATGCTCGTCTTGGTGGTGACATCTCCGGCGCACGAACTCAAATCGAGGCTATGGGCTTTGAGTTGACTGATAGCAACGACAACATGAAAACCATGCAGGCAGTCCTTACAGAACTCAGCGAAAAAGGCTGGAGTGAATTAGAGGGTGCTGAAAAGCAGGCTATCGCACAAACGATTGCTGGCAACCGGCACTATGTCCGTTTCATCAAGTTGATGGAGAACTACGAGCGAACAATGCAACTCGCCACTGATGGTGCGGCAGGTTTTGACTCGGCATTGGGGCAGGCAAATAAGGCGTTGTCCGAAGAAGTCAACTTGTTAAAGAAAGCGCAGGTAGAAAATGAGAACCTGCGTGCTAAGATTGGAGAAGGACTTACACCGTTCATGCGTGGACAAGTCGAAGTTCAAAATGACTACCTCCAAATGACTGAGACTTTGAGTGATTCATTGGGTAATCTCGGCGTAGTTCTTGGTAGACTAAAGGGAACTATGGGGGTAATGGGTGGCTTTATCAAAGTAGGTTTGGCTACGCAATCTCTCGGTATTGGTTTCGAGATGTTCACATCGGTCCAGCGACAACTCAACGGCATCCTCGTTGCCAACGAACACCTACACAGCAAAGCGGCAAATTATCAAGAATATAATATGCGAGCAACCGCAACACAGCGAGACCTTTTATCGGGGTTACAATTTATTCAACAGAAAATCAACATGCACGCACAGGAGCGGAGATTTGCTGAACAAGTTATCTCGCACGAGTTGCGGGGCCAAAAAGACCTATTCATCCTAATGGAGCATCACGGAGAAAGATATAACACACTCGAAGAAAAATCTTTCGCCCTACAAAGAAAGTTAAGTGCGGCTAAAAAATTACAGACAGTCGAGGATGACGCTCAAGCAGGGATTGCTGAAAGAAGGTTTGCTCGACTGACATACGAGCAGTCCTTTGAAAGTAATATGCTGGAGACAGTCAACAACCTATATAGTGAAAAATCAGCAACTCAAGACGCCATGATGCGGCAGTATCTCGCTGACCTTGATGCGGCCAAGCGATTAACTCACGAGGAGATTCTTGAGATTGAGGAGCGGCATAATTTGTTGCGAGAGGAACACGCACTTCTACAAGACCTCAAGGCCGCTAATGAAAATTACAGGGCTAAAGGATTAAATCAAATGGACCACATAGGCATGACCTATGGTGACGCTGACAAAATGATAGCAGGTAGACAGGGCATCCTATTCGGTGATAGAGAAAGAGAAGTGGTAATGAATCGTATGCGGCATATGGCTAAAGATGCTGGTTTCGCATTTAGAGAGGCATTTAGCGAAGAACAATTAAAAAGTGCTAAAAGCAATAAAGAGTTACTGGATATGAGTCATGGAATGGCGAATCAAGAGCAAATCTACAAAAATTACGCCGACATGACGGGTCTCGCCGCTATGGAACAAAAGAAGTTCAATGGTGAAATAGAAACCTTTAGTGCTTATGAAGCCGATTTATTTACAAGGGCTATGCAACAAGTTCAAGGCGAGATGATTCAAACAACAAGAGTCACGAGCACAGTCCACCTCGCTCAACAGGATTTAGTCGAATCAACACGAAGAGTGACAAGTGTAAAGAACGCTCTTTCGGCTGTTGAGGGGCACCTACAAGGAACAACACAAGAACTAATTCCCCTCTATGAATTAGATGCTGATATAATGGCAAAAATAGCCCCGTTAATTAAAAAAGTCGCTAATGAGCGAGAAGGGGAAAACGAAAAGAAAAAAGCCGCAATAGCATTAACTGAGATTTTAACACAGGAAGAAAAAGAATTGTCCGATGTGCAGGCGAAGATAGTCGCAAAATACAAACCCGACCATGATAAAGAGCAACTTCAATTTGCCAAAGATAAAAGCATGGCTTTCCGTCAACTTGGATTTGCTATGCAAAGCAGTATAGGGTTGCTTGGTGGAATAATTGGTGGGCCGGCAGGTGCCGCCGCATCAATGGCGTTTATGGCTGGGAATGTCGCTGTGGCTGGAAAACAAGCCGCCACTGCCGCAGGTCAAATTATTACTATGAGTGTTGCTCAAACAAGGAACGCTATTATAGCAGGCACAGCCAGCAAAAGGCAAATGCAATTAGCGGCGAGTATGAAATTGACTAATGCCGCCGCTGTTTCTACTACTCTTACTCTTGGTGCTATGGTTGCTCCGCTCGCCCTCCTCGCCGGAGGCATGTATTATGTTCATAAGCAGGCCGAAAAATCGCAAAAGCAATTAGACAAATTAAATGCTGAGGCTCTTGAGTTCGAGAATGTGATGGGGTCAATCTCAAGAGAAAAAGAAATAATTGGCGACGATACTCTCGCTAAAGTTCTTGGTATTGATAATATGTCTACCGGTGAGATGCTTGACAACGGAGCCGACATAGACTCTATGATTTCAATTCTCAATAATAACATGGGTAAGTTCACTACCGAACAAAACCAACAGATACAGAATGCACTTACCTATCTTAATATCGTCAAGTCCACTGTTGATTTAGCACAGAACACATTAAATGATGAATTATTTGGTGAATCTGCACGAGATGCACGAGGTGAATTAACAAGCACCTATAAGAGATTTAGAAGAGGCATGAGTGATGCTTTTGACATAAGTGCCGGACAAGAATTATTTGATGACATAAATAGATTTGGTATGGATTTTGATGACTCATTCGGATATGCCGCCGAAGGAGCGGCCCTAAGAAACCTTAACACTATTATTCAATACATGGAACAAGAAAATAAATTAACCGCCGAACAAATGAATATGGCCGAAGACTATTTTAATAATGACAAAATAACCGAACATTTACGAAACATGAATAAGTTGGTAAATACTACCGAGATTCAAGCATATGCTCAAGCGGCATTAGGAGAACAAATAGAAATTACCAATGGTGCTATGAGTAGTGCCTCCGATGACATAAAGAACTTGACCGATGAGATTTACAACTTCTCCGGTGCTCGTGAAGAGTTGTTCTTTGGTGGTAAGTATGGGAATGTCACCGGCTCACTTTATCGAACAGTAGTGAAACAAGGGGTCGGCACTTTATACCATAAGAATGAAGTCATAATGACGACGAACTTTCACGGCTTCTTTAACGAACAAGAAGCGGCACATAGAATAACAGGAATAGTAAATGAAGTTCTCGCAGGTAGAGGACAGTAATAGTAATAGGTGAAGTAGATGCGAGATGTAGACCGACGATTGACCTTTTGGATGGCTGGCTATTACGACGACTTCATCGGTGCTCGTGCACTCCCCGATGACCTAAACACACAGGGAACTACATGGTCCTCAGCAAAGAGTCATCACGGCAACCCTATCAATGGGTGGGCCAATCTAAACACACGCTACACCTACGCATGGTGTGAGCGAGGCGACGGTGCCAGCGGCAGGTTCAACAATGCCGCCATAGCCACAGCCGACCAATACAAGCATAACGGCGGTATCAATGAGTGGTTGGCATACGACCAAAACCGACGCAACGCCGGAACATACGAGGGAACTGCTCAACTGCAATATCCCGACTCATTAACAAATGCGAACCGCCAGCGATTCGACGGCGGAACAGGCATACTCGGACAGGCATACAAAGCCGCCGATGCCAAAGACGCATATCTCCTATTCTCATACGGCTACAACACAGCCAGTCGCTACTACTCCGCTGTGGGAACCAACGACAGTTCCTACGGTAGAGCAACCTCAAAGACTCCCGACTACGACGCAGGTGCTACAAGTGAACTACACTCTACCGCTGGAATACCTACTGGTGTATCAGCACCAACTACCGTCGTAAGAACTCACCTCGCAGGTGTGTATTCGGGAGAGGTTTTGTTTAACAATGCCTACACCAACAGCGCACCAAAGGCGTATCTTTATCCTATTGAGTCTCCCGCTGGCAAACCATTCTTAGTAAGTGAAGTCTACATGACCTCGGCCAGTTACGCACCAGTTCTCTCATTCGACGGTAGCCTTAACTCAAAAGGCGACGGAGACATATTTACTATGCGTGTGCACGCATGCGCTGTTGATACATCAGCCGCTCGATTTAAATTGAGTATTGGTTGCGAGGGAACTGCATTTACCAGTGCGGCATCGGGCGACACTGGCTACTCACGAGCCGCAATAGAATTAGAAATTACTCCTGTGGCATACCAAGAAACCGACTCATCATCATATGCCAGTCCACCTACGGTTGCTTCTCTTTGGGATGACTACGACTTCGTGATTGACTATACGAACAATCGCTACACTCTCTACAAAAACGGCACTGCCGTAGCGACAAACCAAGCCATGACTACAAAGGCTGACGGAACCAACTTCACAGCCTCCGACATGTATGGTTGGATGATACAGGCTAAAAGTTGCTCTAAGAAGGCCGCTGTGCTCATTGACCGTGTGGGGCTGGTAAGACCCCTTAACGACTATCCAAGCGGCTTAGAGATGCCTCCAGCGGTCTCTATGGCATATAACACCTCGGTGAATGCTGTATCTACTCTAAATCTCACTTTAATTGACGACGATGCACAGTTAAAGTTGCTTGAGTTCTTCAATGCTTCATCATATGCCGACTGGTCTCTTCTAATGTTCCGAGATAACATTGACCGACCACTATGGCGAGGGTCAATCAACTCTCTTAATTATTCTATGGGAGCAGTAGAGCGCACCCCGACAATCAAGTTAAGCGCACAGGACTACTTCTCATCACTCGACCAGCAAATCCCCACATGGGAACTCGGTGATTCGGGAGATGCTGACAGCACAGCGAGCGTGGCATACAATCGTAGTGAGGCACAGAACAACCTCAACACCTACTACTTCGGCGCATCTCGCTTGGTATCAGCCAACGCTACCCTCGGATTCAATGAAGTAGATGACGGGTCGGGTGTGTTCCTCGCACATAAGGACTCACGAATGCGAAACCGTTCAGCGCACCCTATTCAAATGTATGGTGACGAAGA